GCGGCGTGTTGTGGCGCGCCGGACGATGTCGTTGATGCACGCACTCTTGCGGCCGCCATAGATCGGCCCGATCAGCGCGCGCAGAAAGGCGTTGGAGGCAGTGAACGCGCGCAGCTGCGCGCCGTGCGGCTCGTAGCTTTGCATCGTCTTTCGGGGGGGATTTTCGGGGGGGGCCGGGGCCGGTCCTCGGGGACAGTTCCCGAGCCTGGGGCAAAAGCTTTTTTGTGCCCGCGGGCAGCTGTCAAGGGATGCTGTAATAGGTCTGCAATATCCCCAGATCGGTCAATAGGATGCCGGTCGCTATCCGAGCATCGACCCGACCGGTACCCCAGCCCCGCGATAGGGCCCACGATTCGATCGTCATTTCGCAGCCCAAAATATGCCAAGCACAGGACCCGCCGGGCGAGGCGACCCCGCCGAGCTGCAAAAGCGCGTCGAACACCATCTCGGCTGCGGTCCGCGAACCGCGGCGGGCGAGCGAGATCTGCCCGTTGGTCGCGAGCACCGGGATGCGGGTCGGGTCGGCGGCCCACAACGGATCCAACCCGGCTTCATTAAACATTTGGTTGAATACAGAACCGGCCGCTCTCATAGAGCGCGAGATGGTCCCGGCCCGTTCCATGCGGGCCAAGGTATCGAGCGCCCTCCACGGCCGGCCGATGCCGCCATTGGCATCCTTGATCGTCTGCTCGCATCGCACGACGACGCCGCCGACATGATCGGCGCGGTACCGTTCCGGGGTCGGCTGCACAATGTCCGCTCCGTTGACCCCTGATCGCGCCGCTCCGTTGACCCTCGACCGCCGCCGCTTGGAACTGTTCATCGCTTGGTTTCTCCCCTGGGATTTCTAGCAGCCGCCGCGTGCTCGGCGCACCAGCTGCCCTCGGCGAGCGGCTGGCCGCACCAGTGCCAGGCACCGGGCGGATCACCTATCACCCAGCGGCACCCGCCTTGGGTGGCGCGCTCATAACCGAGGCTTTGTTCGAGGCGCTGCAATGCCCGGCGAGCAGCCGCCTGATCGTAAGGGATCGACTGGATGAGCTCACGGCCCGCGCGCCGATGCATCCGGCCGGCGATCGCCGAGGCCGTAAAGCCGGCGCCGAGCTCGCCGGCGATCGCCGCATAGGTCGCCCCCTCGCCGATCCGGCGGTCGACATAGCGGTCGCGCTCCGGGGTCCAATTTTTTCGCGGCACAAGCCCCTCAAAACTGTTTAGGAGCCTTGCAGTGAGACAAGTCCTGGCTTATATTTCGTCTCGGTGCATCGCACCGGGACACAGGAAGGGGCTGAAATGGCCGTCTACGGTTATGTGCGGGTTTCGAAGGAGATCCAGGTCGAGGAGGGCCACAGCCTCGAAGAGCAGGAGCGCCGGATCGTCGGCCGGGCCCTGGAGATGGGCTGGCTGTTGACCGAGACCTTTGTCGAGTGCGGCGTCTCGGGCGGTACCCCTTTTGCCGAGCGTCCCCAGGGCGCCCGGCTCAACGCCACCCTGCAGAAGGGCGACATCATGATCGCCTCAAAGCTCGACCGGATGTTCCGCTCGGCCCGCGACGCGCTCAACGTGGTCAGCGATTTTCAGAGCCGTGGGATCTCGCTGTGGCTCTTGGACATGGGCGGCGACGTGTCGGGCAACGGGCTCTCCAAGCTGATGCTGACGATGCTCGCGGCGTTTGCCGAATTCGAGCGCGACCGCATCGGCGAGCGCATCCGCGACGTCAAGCGCCACCAGCGCCAGGCCGGCAAATATCTCGGCGGCGATGTCCGCTTTGGCTGGCGCCGCAGCGCCGAGGGTCTGATCGAGGAGGACCCGGCCGAACAGGCGGCACTGACGATGGGGCGCCGGATGCGCGCCGAGGGCGCCTCACTCCGCACCATCACAAAGGCGATCAAGACCGAGCACGGGATCGAGTACAGCGTCGCCACCGTCCACCGGGCATTGCGGGAGCCGCGGGAGCCGCAGTCGTGAAATGGCACATTTCGGTCTTTTCGGCCGACGGCCGGCGGCTGCTCTTCGCCGCTGGCACCACCCGGTCCGCGGCCCTCGAGCTCGCCACCGAGGCGCGCCGGCTCAATTCGACCGTCAAGATCTTCCTGCGCGCGCCGACCGGCGAGACGACCGAATTCGTCTAGCCTCGCCGGCTCATAGCGGATCGAATCCTCCCTTGGTTGCTCGGCACAGCCAGCTCGACAGCGCCGCCCGGTCGGTCAGCTGATCGACATCGGCCCGCAATTTGGCGAGCCATACCTGTCCCTCGGGCCCGAAATATGGGTTTTGATCCCATATCCCCGCCATGATCCACTGGCGGCAATAAGCGCGCAAGGCCGCGATCTGCTGCAGGGTCAGCTCGCGGTCGTTGAGGTAAGCCTCGACCGCAGGCCACAGCACCCCGCTGGTCTCATACATCCAATAACCCGGCTCAGTCGCCATCGAGCACCCCGCGGCGCTGGAGATGGGCGCGCAGCTTCTCGGCCTCGACCTGGTCGGGGAGCTCGGCGAGCCATTGGCACACTGCGCAGCGCGGCGGCGCCGGCGGCTCCTCGCGGCCGAATTCATAGACATGCACGCCACAGTCGACGCAATCGTATTCGCTCACCGCGCGCCACGCCAGCCATCAAGCAGCGGCAACCTGCCGTTCATCAGTTCGAACGCGGTTCCAACGTTTGGGATCCCAACATTTCTATATATTTTTCAGAGACTTCGAGGCCGTCACGGGAAGCCGACCCCTATAGCGGCTTTAGCCGGTTTCTGCGGCCACCCCCCCCCGGGGTACCACCCCTCGAAAAATCCAATAGGGTGGGATCATTATGCTGCCACCTTCCAATACTATCGAAATGTCACCCTTCCAATACCATTGAACTGTCACGTTTCGCTCGGGCGCCCGAGCAGGGCGATCGTCGGTCGAGGCGACATTGCGCGAGGAGCTCGACCGCCGAGCGAAACACCAGCCGGCTATGGGATACGCATTGCGAACATTATCAGGATCGCAACGGCGCGACGGGGTGTTCGGGTGCATTTGCGTATGAGACACTTCACCGGCTAACCAGCCGGTTGATTTCATGGCTCCTCCTCGCTGCGTGGCATGTCGCTGACCAGCTCCAGGTGCTCGAGCACCTCGTCCTGAGCAAACGACCAAGGCAAGGTGACCGGTTCGCCCTCGGGCGATCCTGGGGGCTTTACGGTCAGCGTGGCGAGGCGCTGATGGCAGTAGGGCATGGTCGCGGCATAAACGCCGCTCCACCAGCGAGCGGCCTCGAAGCGGTCGCAGCCCAAGACCTTGGCGAGCTCAGGCAATACTCCTGGTGCAAGGATAGGTAACGCCGAGATCTCGACGCCACGAGCCAGAGGATCGCCAAAGCGCGACTTGTAGAACCGCGCCGCCTCGTCTGTTCGTTTATTGCGTGCGCCGACCGGTCGACCTGGGCCGCGCTGCGCTACCACCTGCGCGGGTGCACCATTGCTCGGCCGCGGCGCCTCGAACAGCTCGAACAGCTCCAGCTGGTCGAGGTCCTCGGTGAGCCGCCGCAACTCCGCCGCGCGCGCCTCGCGGACCACGTCGGCCAGCGCCTGCTTATGCCCGGTTTCGGCCATCCAACCACCTATCCAATCGAATAAAACCCCGATATTTAATCACTGCAACCAGAGACGGTGAGTAAACACTCACGAAACCCAGCGAAAGGCAGAAAGGGTAATTGGTCTTACGCGTGCATAAGCGCGCGCAGGCATGACAAACTTACCTTTTGTGGCTTTCGGCGGGTTTCGACGTGCACACTGTATCCACACTACCACACAACCTCAACGAGCGGCGCTAGTCTTGTGACCATGCGGCTAATACTTCGCGAAGCGCATGCATCCTCGACTGCACATCACGCACCACAGGACCAGCCGCCTGATCGCCATGCAGCAGCGCCAATTGCTCGACGACCTCGACCAGGCGAGCCCATGAGCTCTCAGCCTGGCCGAGTTGGGTGTAAGCGCGATTGAGCAGACTGCGGGCACTGCGCGGCCTGGCCGTGGCCAGCGGGACCACCCTCGCCATCACAACCCCAGCCCGTCGACATGACCCATCAGCGCCAAGCCGGCGATGCCGCGCTGGCGTGTCGTGGGATGCTGCCAGCGGTCAAACCCGAGACCCTCGAGCGCATCGACAAACCGGTTCTGAGGAAGTACATATTCACCAGCCGCTTTGATTTGTGCTTGATAATCAGCGTGCAATTCACGGGTCAGCGAGCGTAACGACTTATCTATGTTGCAGCGCTCATCGATCCATGCTTGGAGAATATCTTCGTGGATAAAGTATTCGTTGGTTGCCTCTGTGACGATCGGCGGTGGCTTCAGACCGTGCTGTCGCCACAACACAGCTCCCAACACAGCCCATCGCATGATCCCGCCGAGCTCCGCCCTTAGCTTATCGATCAAATGCTTATCAACCACTCTCGGGCGGTGCTTAAAGGGCAACAAATGCATCCGCCGACGCATCGCCGAGGCGATCGACGAGAGGCGCGGGCGGTGGTTGCCGTGAAACATCAGCAGGCACTGCGGGTAGTAGGAGAAATCGTTCTTGTGCATGAAATGCGCATCGACCAGATCGCGCCCGGTCATCTGCGTCATGCGCTGCTGATCCCAGCGCCGACCCTCGTCGGTCTCGGCTGCGGTGACCAGCCGCTTGCCGACGAATTTCGCAATGTCCTGCGTGTGACGCTCTGCTTGCGTCGCCACAAACGTCGACATCGAGGCATTGCCGGCATAGGTCCCGTGCAATGCCCGCACGCACTCGACGAATTTGCTTTTGCCGGTGTTTGAGGGTCCATGGAGAAAAACAAACATTTCCTCCTCGGTCAATCCGGTCAGCGAGTATCCGATAAGCCGTTGCAAATAGTCCTGATAGTCACGAGCACCGTCGGTGATCTCACCCAAAAACCACAGCCAATGCGGACAGTCGCCCTCCGGTGCGGCACCCGCCATCTGCGTCATCAGCCGCCGGCGGTCATGCGGGTAGAGCTCGCCAGTAGCCAGATCGACAATCCCGCCCGGCGTGTTCAGCAATAGCGGATCACTGTCGAAATCAGCGACCTCGCGGGCCATCCTGTCGTCACTGCGCGCCAGCCGTTCGACGGACGCAATGGTCGAGCCTTTACACACCTGACGGGCCAATGGGCCACTCTCGATCCTGGCCGACGTGCCGCGGCAAATCACGCGTACCCGCTCGGTCACCGTCCCACGCTCGTCTTTCAGCCAGCGCTGACCATTCCAGCTCAGCCACTTCTCCTCGGCTTTCACATAGAGCCAGTCGCCAACCAATTTGGCGGCCAATTGCAATGCCAGCTCATCGTCCGACGCCCAGGTCGGCTTCGGACCCTCATCACCCGGCGGTGATGCCGCTGGCGGACCGCCGCCACCGCCGCGGCGATCATCCTCACGAGCCTTGCCTTCGCGCCAGAAATTGAGATTGACGACCTGCGCAGCCGATTCAACCAGCTCTTCTGGCATCGCTCACTCCCCCACCGATTACTGCGAGATGCTGAATGTACTCGTTGACGTCTTTGACGAATACAGGCGGTGCCCAATAATATACTTTGCGACCTTCGGCTTCAAACCGAGCGATTACTTTGGTCAATAGCCGCCGCGCCGGCGACAGTCTGACTGTCTTGCCATCTGCGGTCATCCGCGGATCGCGCTGCGCCAATATGCGGATCTCGGTAAATTCGGGCGGCAGTTCCATTGCCATCATAAAGGACAGACTGACGGCGCAGGCGGCCCGCCACTGCGGCTCGAACTGCACGTAGCTGAGCAGGTCCTCGATGCCCTCGGCGATCAGCAGGGTCTCACCCGGCTCGATCGAGCTCCATGGCCGACCCTTGGCACCGCGCCACAAGCGGATGTAACCGCCGCGGAACGGTCCGAGGCTCAATTTGGGATCCTTGAGCGGCGCCTTGCCGACCCTGGGCCCGTCCTCGAACGCCAGGTTACGCTCCTCGAGCCAGGTGCGGTGCACCGCGCAATTCTTGCCGTCGGCGTCGGTGATCAGCGCCACCATCGCCGGCCACGCGCGCTGCGACTCTCCGTTCCACAGCCCCGGATGACAGCGCAATACCGAGGGCACGCGCGGCAGGCGCCCGAGATCGATGCCGCGATCGGCGAGATAGCGCCAGACGACGTCGCCGCGCTCGACCGGGTTGCACGCGAGCCACAGCGCCATCGCCCGCTTACCGTTCTGCTCGAGCACACCGAGCGCGATCGCCCGGCCCGAGGCGGGTGCCGGCGATGGCGGCGGTTTGCGGTCGCGCTCGCGCTCCGGGCGTCCGAGCCATTGGCGCGCCCAATCCATCGCCTTGAGGATGTCACCGTTGCACTCGACCTGGGCGACCAAGTCGAGGGCGTCGCCACGCTCGTCCGAGGCGTAGTCATGCCAGCGGCCGCGCCTGGGTCCAGAGAGAATGATCGCCAGCGACTGGCCGTTCTCGCCGGCGAGCGAACCGACGCGCGCCCACATCCCGCGGCGCTCGGCATTCGGCAACAGATCGCGATACAATGAACCGATGCGCAGGTTGAGCTCGCGGGCGAGCTCGGCCGCTTCGCCCTTCACGCCAGCGCTCCGGGATATTGCTCGTCGATCAGGCTGATCACGCGCGCGCTAAATCGATCGCTGAGCTCGCGCGAAGCCCATCTGAGGATCGGCTGATATTCCGCCTTGCCGTTGACGTCGCGCTTCTGGCGGCCGGTCTCGTCGAGCACCGGCCTGCCCGGCAGCGCCACCCACGGACTGCCGTTATTGCCGATCATCACCGGCAGGTCGGTCACGATCAGCCCCGGCGGCAATTCGACCGTGCAAAACCCGCGCAACGAACCCTTGACCACCTCCTTGAACGAAACCAGCCGTAGACGCGCCTGTCCGTTCACGGCGCGCGCCCTTCACCCCCGGGCACCGCCTTGCGCTGCTGCAGATAATGAAATACGGCTGGCGCCTCGAGCGGGTCGGCCTCGATCGGCAAGTCTCCAGGCAGTTCGAGGATGCGGTTTCCGAGCAGATTGGTCTTCATATACACGGCGACCCCGGCGTCTCGGGCTTGCTGCACCACATCGACAATCCAATCGAACGGCGGGCGCCACTCCGGCGTCGGCGGGTCATTCTTTGTGGATGACGCACCACCAATGACCATCCAGTGAAACCGCTCGAGATGCGTGAATTGTAGCGGCTCCAACATCGGCTCGATGGACAACCATCGGATCTTTGATCCGACATGTTCAAAACCAGCCTCGGCAGCGGCGACACGCGCCTGTAGGTCGACCGTGGTTCCCATCCAGCAATTGGCCGGGATATCGAACTCAGCCATACGCTTAGGAAACTTGGTCAAACACAGGAAATTCCACTGCGGCGCAGCGCGGATCTCGGTAAGGATCGCCTCGATCCATTCCGTCGGCACCCAGCGGCCAAAAACATCGGCCATCGAGCCCATGAAGACATTACGGAAGCGCGCGTCGGTCTTCGCCTTGTCCGGGACTTTCATAAACCGCGGTGCCAATAGCGAGCGCGGCTTCAGCGTCGGCGCAAAACCATTAGGAAAAACCTTCGCCCGGTCGAGATCATTGGCGATCTCCCGAGCATAGCAATAGGGGCAAGTGTGCTCGCAGCCGGTGATCGGGTTCCACGACCACTTCGCCCACTCGATCTCGCGGCTTTCCTGCGGGTTGAAGGTGGCCTTGCTGACACTGCTGGGCGCAGGCGGCAACAACGCCAGCTGGGTCGCCTGGTCGAGGGTCTGCCACTCCTCCAGGGCGACGTAGTTGAGCAGCCGCAAACTGCGCGCGCGGGCGGCCTCGGTGGCGCGCTGCGCCTCTCTGTGCAGGCGCTCGACCCCGGCTAAGTTCTGGCGACAGCGGGCAACTACCGCATCGAAATATTCAAGCGCTTCAGCGTAGGTACCGAAATAGGGTTTGTCCATCGACATTGACCCCTCGAAGAGCTGAAGCGTGCCAGCGAGCGGGTCGGCCTCATAGCCCTCTAATTCCCCTTGTCTTCGCGCGATCGCATCAAGCTCGGCAATGGTGCGCGCTTCGGCCTTGATGACCCGATCGATATCGGCCGGTGTCGCAATGCCAGCGATCAGCGCCTCGGCAATGTCGAGGTAAAACGGCGGCTCACTGATGTTCTTGAACCGCACCACCCGAGCCCGTGTCTCCTCGACCGTCCATGCCCGTTTGGTCGCAACCGTGACGGTGCCGCCGGGCTCCCGCAATGTCGCTTCGGACGGCAGCATCGCCTCGACCAAGGCCGGCCACAGCCACTCGGGGGCGGCGTGGATCTCGACGAGAACGCGGAAGTGACCAGCGAGATCACCCAGATCATTATACACGTGTAGAACCGCAGAAGCGACCCGAGCAGCCATCACCTCGTGACGGACAGTCTGGTATTCCTTCTCACGTCCCACACTGGCGGCGTACGCTTTGACATCGAGGTCTTCCGGCTTGGCGACGCTATGCAGCGCGTGCAGGCCGTGCTCGAGGGCGGTCAGCTCGCTTTGCGCATTGCTCGTCACCAGCATCATGTACGCCGTCGCGTCGTCGAGCTCACGCACCCAGCACGGTACCCGATCCAGCCCGGCGCGCTTGGCAGCACTCCAGCGGTGATGCCCCGAAACGATCTGCCAGCCCCCGCCCAGCGGGCGAACGATCAGCGCGTGCGCCGGGTCAAACCCCGAGGCCAGGCCCGCTGCTATCGCCTCGATGACGTCGATGCGCTCGCCGAGCCGCGGATTGTCGGGATGCGGACTGAGGCGAGCCACCTCGAGCCATTCCGGGGCTGATGGCGTGGCGAATGAAATTAGCCGGAGGTCGTTCGGGGATAAAATTGGTGACAAGCAGAATTCTCCCTTGCATGGCTTTGGTGCCGACCGTGACTTTCGACTGCAGGACATAGCTGCGATCCAGCCGCCGCGCCCATTCCAGCGGATCGAGCCGCCAGCGATGCCGACGCTTGACGGCCTCGGCGGCCTCGGGTCCGGATCGCGCCCATCGCGGCGCTTCTGGATCGGTCGAATTGCCGGTTACCCCATTGACGCGACTGCAAGCGCTCTCGTTGACGACAATCAGGAAATCCGCTTTGGGCGCCTCGCGGGCGATGCGAGCCAGCACCTCGTCGCCGTGATCCTTTGGCCCATTCGGGTCGTTCAAAACCAATGCATAGGCGTAATCCGCGAACCGAACCGGCCAGTTCAGCAAGGCCTTGTGGTTGCCCCCAACATGCGCGGCGTGACCTTCCTCGGTGAGCCGCTTGATCAGGGCCCTGCGTGCTTCCGGCGATTTCTCGAAGAGGACCAGGTCACAGACGATCTTACGTCGGGCAAACCTCGCCGCCGCATCGATCGCCACAAATGGGGTGGCCCTGCTTTCCTCCCCGCGCCAAAAATCCCGCTGACGTGCCTGTGCCCCGGCTGCATCTCCGGCGTGCATGTCGACGATCAGTACCCGATCACCCGGCCGCAGGAAGATGAATGCTATAGCGACCTGGATCCCCGCCAACTCTTTGAGCAGATCGTGCTTTATATGCGATAGGAGATTGATCCCTTTCACGGCACCTCTCCCGTGTCGCTATGCAGCCTCGTCCTCGACGAGCTCCTCGACCTCCTCGAGCAATTCATCGGGTGGCACCGGCACGACGTCATCCTCGATTAGCGCCACAGCCTGTGGCGCTAACGGCAGCCCGGCGCTATTGAGCAGGGTCAGCGGCTCGATCAGGTGCACCGCGCGGCCGCGGCCGGGGACCGGTTCGAACCACACCGGAAACTCACCGATCCGGCAGGTCATGCCGAATTCGCGCAGTAGCATCGCGACCGCCGCACGGTGTGGCGCTGCCGAGGGCTTGCCGCGGCTGACCGCCAGATGGCGGACGAGCCCCCAGCCAGGGGCGTCCTCAAAGCAGAACGCGACCAGGTAATCCTCGGCCATCACCACGCAGCGCTGGATGTCGAGGGCGACGCTCTTGCCATGCCGCAATTGCCGGATCTGCCGCTCGACCGCTGCGCGCTGCAGCGGTGCCCCTGCGGCGCGCCGGATCAGCCCGGCGATCTGCCGCTGCGCCTTAAGATCAAGGATCAGCATCGCCGAAGCTCAGCCTCTCCGCAGCCGCCGCTGATGCACGGTTGACCGCGGCCTGCATGCGGTCAAAGCCGATGTCGCTGAGGATGATCTCGACTTGGATGACGCCGTCAGGGGTGATCCCGCGCACCCTCGCCATCTCGCCGGCGATCAGGCGGTCGAAGTCCTCCGCGCCGAGTGCCACGCGCACCACCTGGCCGTGGTCGATTGCCTGGCCGCGCGAGGCCCAGGCGGCACTCACTCGTCACCCCAGCGATAGAGTGCCAGGTGCTGGTTGCGCCAGGCAACCATCCGGTCGGCGAGCTCGAGCGCCTCGCGGCTCTTTTCCGGCTCGTGCATGGCGAACGAAGTGACCAGCTGGACCCACAGGCGCACAGCCACCGCTGCGGCGGGATCTTTGGCACGCAATACAAAGATCGGTTCGTCGCCGGCGGCCCGACCGAGGCAGCCCTCACCCTTTGCCAGAAGAGCGAGCTCCTCGTCTTTGGTCGCCACGGCGAGCCTATGTCCGCGGCGTGCCGTCCGCGGTGCGGAGCACTGTGACGTTGCTCCACATCGCGCAGTCGCGCAGTTGGCGCAGCACATAGGTCTTGTCGGGACCGTCGGGCAAGACGCCGTCGAGGTATGTGACGAAGTCGGCAAAGCGCGCGCGCATGTCGTCCATCACGTCTGATTGGCTCTGGGTCGGTGTGATGTATTCGACGAAGGTGGAAGCGTGCAGCGCCATCACTTTGTCTCCTCGCTGGGGTTGGTTTGCGTGCCGGGATCCGCCGGCCGTGGGAGCGCCGGCTCGTCCGCTCGGCCACCTGGTCGGGGGTGACCGAGCGCCATCCCGGCACGCAACTGCTGCGCGGAGGGCCGCCGATGCCGTTGGCCACCGGTACGCTGGCTGCGCAAATAAGGGACCGACAGGTGATACTGCCGATCACCGACGATCGAGCCGGGCCTGGCCATGGGTTTAACCCTCCAATATCAGTCGGGCGAATTCGGGCCCGACCTCGGTTTCCAATTTCACGGTTTCGGCGAGCGCCGCGGCCAATAGCGACGGCGGGCGCTCGCTGAGATTGCGCAGCAGATCACGCGCCGAAAGCCCGCGCTGCAGACAATCGCGACTGGCCATGATGCACATGTCGTGGATCAGCGCGTCGAATGGCGCGCCGGCGCGGCCCGAGCTGTCGAGAAAGATTTCCCGCACTCGTCCCTGGTGATCAAAGCCGGTGGTGAAATGCCAGTACTGGCCACTCAGCGGATCGGCCAGGCGGTTGGTGAGGATCGGCCGCCGCGTTGGCAGCCGCAGTCGGTCAGACATAAGGTTCCCCCTTTCCCCCGCAATACCATTTGCAGAGGCTTACCAGAGCAAGCGGAACCGTGATGGCGCGGCCGGCCGCATTGGGAGCCGCGCGCACACCCAGTCGGGTCCGCAAAATCAGCGCCTGTCAAGCACCAATTTAATAAAATTTGTGCACTGAATTATCGCGGGATCGTCCACCAGATTATCCACAGCAGCCCGCAACCCCCACCCCACGTCAAAGCGCTGTGAAAAAATCGTGATATCGTGAAAAATCTCGTTGGTTAACGTAAACCTCTTGACAGACGGGCGCTTGCGGGACTGCGATTGTGACAGAAAAACGGCGGCAAACACCCCAAACCCACTACCGTAAGTTGCTGCCAAGCCGTACAAAATGGCTTTTCGGTGGGGCAATTGATGACACCGTGCCGCGTGGCCGATTCCGTTTTGACGACCGAGGGTTAAAGAGCGCAGAAGGATTTCGGGATGAGCGAGCTCGAAAACTATTTCCGCGACCGTTCGCTCGATGACGACCCCAACGCCGGCGCCTATGCGCTCGCCTACGCCGTGCTGCGCTTGTCGGGCTCATTGGACGGGCTCGGCAAGACGTTTGCGCCGCGCGGACTGGGAACCTTTGACAGCGATTATTTTCTGGTCCGCCTGGCGCGCCGGCTCGACGAGCTCGCAAAGCAGCTCGGCAGCGAGCCATTGGCCGCACTCGCCACACGGCTGTTGCAGCAAGAGGGCGCCCTCGATCCACCCGAGGCCGCCGAATTTTTGGCTAAGCGACGTCAGCGCAAACCCGCTCGGATCAAGGAACCTGACCCTGAGGAGACCGACCCTGATGGAACGTGAGAACAATTGGCAGCGCGGCGCCGGCGGGTCGACCAGGACCGACAAGCCCGCGGGCCCGTATCTGAGCCTTGAGGAAGTCGGCCAACGGCTCGGCGGGCTCAAGGAAAGCACCGTCAAGCTGCGCATCCGCGAGGCCGGCATCCGGCCGGTGCGCCCCGGCCGCACCCCTTATCTGCACGAGGACGACGTCGAACAGCTGATCGAGGCGACGCGCGAACGCGCCTTCGACCCGAAGCTCACAGCCAAACAGCAGCGGCAAAAACGCCAATTGAGGGGGCCGCGCCGGCCGCGAACCATGGCTCCAGCCGCGACATAGCCTATTGTAGGCTAGTCAATATGAGGCTATATAGGGCGCGGGGCAGCGACCCCGAGGAGAACCCCTTGGCACTCAAGCTCGTACCGCCCGGCACCCGCGGCAACAAATTCTGGATCGCCTACGGCCGGCACAACGACAAGGTCGTGTCGATGTCGACCGGCCAATTGCAGCGAACCCGGGCCGAGGCCTGGCTGCGCCAGCAGCTCAAGCCGGGCGGGGCCCTCTGGGAGCGCGCGGTCGACGCCCAGCGCAATTTTGCCGCGGCGGCCGAGGCCTATGCGCTGGCCAAGGACATCGATCTGGCCCTGCCGCAGGGCAGCAAAGAGCGCGCCGCGGCGCGCGACATCAACCGGCTGATCGAGGTCCTCGGCCACCGCCAGGTGGCGCAGATCAACGAATTCGATCTGCACCAGGCGGCCAAAGAGATCTTCCCGACCCAGCAGGCCGAGACGCGCAACCGGCATGCGCTCAAACCGGCCCTGGCAATCCTCCACAAGGCGACCAAAGCGTGGAAACTGCAGCGCATCGAGGCCGCGATGTTCCCCGAGAAAGCGCCGGCGACCCGTGCGGTGGCGCTGGAGATCGACGAGCTCTTGTTACGGGCGATCCCGGCCGGCGCCCGCGCCTCGGCACCCGGTTCCTCGGTGGCATTGCGGCGGCTGGCGGTGCTGTGGTTTCTGCGCCAGGGGACGCGGATCAGCGACACCTTGCAGATCACCTGGTCCGACATCGATCTCGACCCGGCTCGCGAGACCTGCCGCCTCCTGGTCGGCAAGACCCAAAGGTGGCGCGAGACCGCACTCGACCCCGATGTCGCCGAGGCGTTGCGGGCGATCCCCGAGGACCAGCGCCAGGGTCCGCTCTTCCCGTGGCGGCAAAAGAGCGGTGTCTATCGCTGGCTGCGCCCGCTGGTCCGCGAGCTCGGGATCCAATTCACCCCGCACCAGGGGCGCCACACCCTCGGCAAGCGCTTGAACGATGCCGGTGCCGGGCTGCGCACGATCATGGAGGCGCTGGGGCACGCCGATGTCAAATCGTCGCTGCGCTACCAGGCCGGCGACATCGCGATCGTGCGCCTGGCACTGCACAACCTGGCGGCCAAGCGGGCCCAGGGTCGGACAGGTGCGGCATGACCGAGGCTGCGCTGTTCCGCGCCGGGCGCAAGGCGCTCGGGCTCGGCACTCCCCTGATGGCGCGCGCCCTGGCACTGAGCGGCGGCAATGTCGTGCGCGGCTGGGAAAGAGGCGCGCACGCGGTCCCCGGCCCGGCCTGGACCGCGCTTTATTTCATGCTGGCGACGAGCGGCCACATCGAGCTCTCCGATCAGCTGCGTGCGGGGCCGCTCGCGGGGGCCTGGGACAATTTCCCCTGGCCGAAAGACCCCCGACACCCGCCGCCGCAGATTCCGTTGACGCCGGACGCAGTTCGCCGGCGGCAACGCACGTGAACAGTCGAGATCACGCGGCGCGGCTCAGATGGGCCCATGGTGTGGCCCGCCTCCTCGTTCAGCAATGCTTTCGCCAGAACACGAGCCTGGAGGGCCTGCACACAGAAGGGAAGATCAGCCAGGACGAGATGCGCCGGCTGATGATCGACAGCGTCGACAACGTGTTCACGTTTCTGTCGCTGCCCGACGAGGTCGTCGCCGCTTTCCCCGAGCCGGACTGGCAATTACCCAAAATCAACCGGCCGTTGCTGGAGGCCTGGGTCCGCCTCGCCTCCATGATAAGGAAAAGGAAAATCAAATGAACCAACACGCGATATTCGCTTTGGCGCATCCGGTGTTCGACCCGGAGCGGCAGATTGTCGGCCGTCATTACTGGCTCGAGGACCGCACCGTCAGCGCCTGCCTGACCGTCAACATCGGCATGGAGTGAGCGCGCTATGCAGGGGGCCGTCCGCTCTGGCAGCTGAGCCTCGCGGCTCACACGCCCGAGGGTCCCCTGCCGGTGCTCCGTTGGAGCCCGACGCGCCGCCGCCGCATGGAGCGGATCAGGGACCGGATCTTTTTGGGGCTCGGCACCGACGAGCCGCTGTTTGAGGAGGTTCTGCCCGACGAGCTGGCGATCGCGCGGTTTGGTCACCTGCCGATCTCGGTGAATTGGCGCCGGCCGCTGTCGCTCGCCGAGGTCAATCGGATGGCGCCGACCGAGGCGGTGCGCCAACGCCGAGGACGAACATAAAATGGCGTAGAGCTGGAGCAAAAGATCGCCGCGACGCGACAAAGCGGTGAACTCTGATTCACCACCTAGGGGTCTATCCATGCCAGGCTTGAGCAAACGCGCCCGCCCTGCTTCGCTAAAGCTTCGAAGGGCGAAAGGTGCCGGGACGCCGGCCGATGCCGCAAACATGCTCAAAACCGCCGATGCGGTGGATGATCTGTTGGCCGCGCTCGATCGTGCTGCAGAGGCGTTCCATACGGATCCGGGGACGCTGACCGAATTGATGTTCGCCCAGGCCGGCTTCTGGAAAGAGGCAGATCAAATCCGCTCGACCATTGCCGCTTTGCCCGCGTTTCGCGACGCATTGCGGGCAAGTGCCGCGCGCATCATCGCCGGAAAAGACGGAGGGAAAATCGAAGGACCACCCAAATGAAACACAGGGAAAAATCCGCATGAACCATTATTTATTGACCTTGGTCCTGGGCCCGACAAGTCATCCGCGAAGTTATCTGCATACATATCTGATGTGTGCGGAAGACGAGGATCGGCAAGTCGCTGCCGTCAGTGAGAAAATGTTGGATGTGGCTGAGGAGCATGGTGGTTGTTTGCTGCCGCTAATCCTAGCGACCAAACTTTCCTCCGGCAGCTCATTGGTTCGCAAAATATTGTGCGAGCGCAACGAGGAAGCGCGGCGGCTGATGGCCGTCGCTAAGGACTATCATCTCGCGATGTTTACGATGACGGATGACGATCCTGACAACGCAAAGCTGATGGCGTTGCATTGACCAAAGAAACGAGCGACGGCGCTGAGTTCGGCCGATGGCCGACTTATCCCAAATGTCCCGACTGCGGCGCCAACACGTGGCAGCTCGGCCCGCTCGCCCGCGCGTTCGGCGACGACGGTGCGGAGATCGGCCTCTTCTGCACCGATTGCGACGGCCGGTTTAGCGTCCTGATCTTTCGGCCACTGGCAATCCGCAGGCTAAAGGGCGTCCGATAGGTGATGTTGAAAGCGGCGGCCCTGCTTCGCTAAAGCTTCGAAGGGGCACGAAGGATGCTTGATTACCTGCTGGGTGCGGCCCTGACGGTATGGCTGATCGGCCGCGGTCAGCATCATCGCTGGCCGGCGTGGAATCGACACATCCCCGGTTCAACCGGCCTCGATTGGCTTGATGTGATCGTGTTTGGCACGATCTTTTTAATCTGGTTCGCGGCCTAGAATAGGTGACCTCCGGGTCACCCCCTGAAAGCTGTGGAGTTCGCGGAAGCTGTTGCCTGTCAGCGAGTGCCGGCAACCATCGGAACCCGGAACAACTCAAAACGGCCAGGATGCAGGACCAACCTCGGCAAATGCAAACTTCCTCACCGAGTCGGAGTGGCGCCCGATCCGCGAAACTACAAATGTCACGCCGGGCCTGTCAACGCCAGGCCTGGCGCTTGTCGAGGCGCCGGTCGATCTCGCTAGCGATGCCGGCCCCCGGCGAGGACTGCGAAGACTTCTTTTTGCCGGGTGCGGCGATGACACGCTCGCCTTTATGGAGCAGATGCGGGCCGGTCTTTGTGACCCTGCCACCGCTCTTCATCGAGGGTATGCGCGGCGGTGCTGCGGCGGCCATCTGCGTCGCCTGGTTCGGGCTCATCATCGGCACGCTGCCCGGGGCACCCTGCGGCACCGCATTCATGTCGATCGTTGGTGCAGCCCCCCGCGGCGGTGCGGCTGCGGCCAGCTGCATCGCCTGGTTCGGGCTCATCATCGGCATGCTGCCCGGGGCACCCTGCGGCACCGCATTCATGTCGATCGTTGGTGCAGCCCCCAAGGGGGGTGCGGCGGCGGCCATCTGCATCGCCTGGTTCGGGCTCATCATCGGCATGCTGCCCGGGGCACCCTGCGGCACCGCATTCATGTCGATCGTTGGTGCAGCCCCCAAGGGCGGTGCGGCGGCGGCCATCCGCATCGCCTGGCTTGGGCTCATCATCGGCATGCTGCCCGCCGCACCCTGCGGCACGGCATTCATGTTGATGCCCGGCGCGGCGGCACCACCGGCGATTTGCCCAGCGGCCATTTGCCGGGCCTGCGGCTGCAGCATCATCTGCTCCATCAGATACTGCAAAAGCTGGGGAGGTATTTGGCGTGTTTCGCTCATCAGCGGGGCCTCAGCGCACCGGCAGGAGCTCGCGGCCAAAGACCGCCAGCCCGAGGCAAACAAACAGCACCAGATAAATGACATGGGCTGACCACGGCGGGGCGCGATCGCCCCAGGCGCCCCACGGCGGCCCGATCACAAACATCAGGATGAGCAGCACCCAGAACAGGATTTGTATGACCACCGGCCGATCCTCGCTCTCCATTAGTCGAATGGTTAATCCCGCGACAAGCGTGAGCCCGCCGCAGCCGTGGCGAAGGGGGGCGTAGCGAAACTGTAGCGAAGAATTTCCAAGTCCTTGATATAAGACACCTTTTAGGCTCTTGCGGCGGCCCTCCGAAGGCAGAGGTCGTGAGTTCGAATCTCGCCGGGTGCGCCACCCTAAAACCTTCTGATATATAAGCTTTTTTGGGTTTGTCGGGAGGATTTTTGCGGGTGAACAAAGCGCAAACAAAAGTGCGAACAACCAGCGAACATCGATCAAAAATGTAGCGAAAACGTAGCGAAGAACCACGAACAAACAGAGGACTCGCGGATGACCATCGAGGCGATCTATCGGCTGGCGCGCAACGGTCGCGGCTCCTCATGGGACAGCATCCAAGCCTTTCCCCCGCAAGATCAATTGGTTAGGCAAGTTGCAATCAAGATCAATCAAGATTTTTCCCGCGTTCGCGCAAAAACTCGTTATCAACCAATCGATTAACCCATTCACGGCCGAGAATTCGACGGGGTATGAACAAATTGCCGTCCGGTTTCGGCGGGTTTTGTTAATTTTCCTGTGTTTCCGAGGAAACGCCCTTGAGGTATCAATCGGTTAACTCGGAATATTTTCTCACACCAGCAAGGTTCGGACGCAGGCTGATCGTATGATCGCGCCAGCTGCCGACCCGATACGCCCGGCGCAGCCCCTCGAGCTCGAGGCGGTAGTCGCGGTAGAACCGGCTGCGGTTCCTGCGGGTGCGCGGGTGAGGCACCAGGATCCCGTCGAGCGACAGGATGCGCGCCTTTTCGGCGCGCCAACCAATCTCGTGCTCGAACATGTCGCCCCACAACGCGACGGCACCCCATATCGGCCGCCAGCCGTCACGGACCCGCCTTTTCGCACTCTTTATCGCGTCCTCGGCCGCGGCGCACGCCTTGTCAAACGCCGCGTCGCGCTCCTTGAAGGCCCACAGGCCAGCATAGTCGCGGACCCCCGGCTTGCCCTCCATTATGCAGCCGCCCGGCTCCCACCACACATCGACGGCAAAGCTGTGCAGCCGATAGTGCCGATAACGGTACCACCAGATGCGCCAGCCAATGCGCTCACCAATCACGATCTCGGGCGTTACAAGACGCCGTTGCGCGGCCTTGCGTTCCGCTTGTTCGCGCTTCCACGCCTCCATCAGGGCGCGCTCCCGCGCCTCTTCCGCCTCGCGGCGCGCCTGCAGCCGCTGCAGCGCCAGCCGTTGCTCCTCGGCAATCGCCTCGGCCATCTGATCGGCATAACGCCGCACCAATTCCGCCTCGGTAGAGCCCGCCGCGGTCAAACCCACGACGCCACGCTGCAACGCCTCGATACGGATGACGCGCAACATCAGGAACGCGTGACTGATCAGGCCGGTACCAGCTCCCGCTTGCGCCGTGAAGGCGCCTTGCTCGGCGAGCTGGGCGAGGGCGAGGGCGCGCTCTTCCGGCGTGCCGGCGCGGCCGGGATAGACGGCTCCCCAGTCGGGCAGACCACTTCCCGCAAGGGGATTACGGTAAGGCGGCGCAACGGGGCACCGATCTCCATCGGAGAAACCTCCACAACAAGCAAGACAGAAAAGCCCGGTCAGCGGGCAGAGCATCGTCACAAAGGCAATCTTAGTCGGCTTCCCGGCTCCCGAAATCAAAAAAACCAGGGGCCGCGCGAAGCGGCCCCCTGAGGTGGAAGGTTCGGTTAGCTGCGGCGCGTCGGTGCCGGCTGGCCGCCTGGATCGATCGGGTGCGCCGGCCCGCCGCCCGGTGCGACCGGATGGGTTGGGACGCCCGGCACCGTCGACGGCGGAATGACGACCGGATGCTCTGGTTTCAGGCTGGTGTCGATGGTGGTCCAGCGATAACCGACGCCAACCACCCAAATAAAACAGGTAATGATCCCGGTAACGCTCGGCGGCAGCGGCGGCCACACACTCCCCGGCGGCAGCTCAGGCGTTTCCCCCTCCGGCGGCAGATAGATCGGAAACGAGGGAAACACGGGAATGTTGACGACCGGGGGAACCGGTTGTGGCGGCTGCGGCCACACCGTCGGCGGCACCGGCAAGCCGTAGTCCGGGTCGACCGGATAGGTCGGCGGGCTTCCGGGTTGAGGCGGCCAGACTGTAGGTGGGATCGGATGCGAGACGACCGGGGGAAGCGGCACCCCGTACCCCGGATCGACCGGCCCTTCGATACCCCAGGGCGGGGTCGTTCCACCGGGCGCGACCGGGTGAGCAGGGCGCCCCGGACTGGCGATGACCTTCTCCTCGAGATAGCCTTCAACAAGCGGCATTGATTTGCTCCAATTTGAAAAAAGCGCGTGACCCCACGCGCCAGGATTAGATCGAGCCCCAACCCGGCGCCGACGGGGGTCCACCGGCGCACACCCAACCCTCTGCGGCAGTGGGGCCCCGCTGCCGCATACTCGATAGACTGATCGCAATCCCCGTCCAGGCGGCCAAAAGTGTAAAGTTTGCCAGATTCCGGTGTCGGCCGATCTTACGATATTCCTGGTTTGTCCCAGCTATGCTCCGAGCGTGAAATCATAAAAATCAAGAGCTTGCCACTTTGGCTCGATCTTTGCATTCGTGTTAAATCGGGCAACAACGCCCGCAGAAGGGAGTTTCACATGCACAAGCAATTGCTCGTCGGCGCCGCCCTTCGGAGCTTTATTAGCGCAGCAGGGGCGCTCGGCATGCTCGCCAGCTCGGCCAACGCCACCCTGACATTATCGGTCACCGACAACGGCACCGCCATTGCGGGGTGCGCAACGACCACCGCCTCGCCTCTGTCGATTACCTGCAGCAACGCCAACTTCAGCGCGATCCAAGTCAGCGCGCAAGGCACGCCCACCGTGCCCTCGCCCGATCTCGGAACGATCACGATCAGCGCCACCGCCGGGGCGCTCAGCGCGACCCACATCTTGGACGCCATGCTGACCCAGACCGGGCTCAGCAATTTCCCCGGCGGCGCAAGCTCGACCACCTTTACGGAAAACTCGCTCATCGGCCTGCCCGGCCCGACGATGTTCAACATGCTGTTCAACGGCGCGTCCATCGCCAGCGCGACATTGCCGGTTAGCGCCGCTCCGCAGACCGCGGGGCCGTTTCTCGTGAACCTCGCCGCAGTACCAGGATCGTTCACCGACGAACAGACGATCTCCGTAGACTTCGGGCCGTCGATCGCGACGCAACAGTCTGAAGCGGGCGCCCAGTTCCAAGCGGTTAGCGCGCCCGAGCCGGCCTCGCTGGCCATGCTCGGCAGCGCTCTGATCGGCATGGGTTTCGCCGCCTACCGCCGCCGCCGGCGCTCCTAAAGTCCTCCTACCAAGACGCCAGCTGGCTCGCCGCCTGGTACAGCAGCCGCGAGGCTCCGGCCTCGGCCTCGGCCGAGGCCGGTTCGCGCCAGGCGATCAAGAGACCGCCGACCAGCGCGTCGAGCACCGGCGGCACCGCGACATAGCACCGCCGCTTGAGCCCGAGCAAGCCGAGCTCCTGATCCTCGACGCCGTCGCGCGCATCGATATCGCGGCACGCCACCTTGCCCTCGATCAGCTCGACGATGGCGACCGGATCGCGCATCGGGGAAAAGAACGGCCGCGGGTTCTTGGGCGGCCGCCAACTCGGATCGCCGCGCCTAAACCCGTCGATATTCTTGACCAGATTATTGCGCAGCGAGACCTCGCCCAGGATGACGACCTCAGCACCGGTCTCGTCGAGCAGATGGCTGCCGATCTTGGGAAAGCGGCCCGGATCGAGCCGCGCGGTCACCCAGGTTTTGAGGATCGCCTCGGCGAGCTCGACGCGCCGCTCGTAGAGCGTCAGGCCAACGACTGCAGCCAGCGCCAGGATCACAACCGCGGCGATCTTCCATGGCCGATCGACAAAGGCGAGGATCCGGTCGAGGATCGTCAGCGGGGACGCCGTCAGGACCGGCCCGGCCGCAACGGCTCGCGCGCGTCCTCGGGCTCGGGCCGGCGCGGCAGCACCAGCGGCTCGTCATCCGGCGTGTCGACCTCGGCACCGCGCAGCGCCGGCGGCCCCGGCGGCCGCAGCGGACGGTCCTCGGGGATCTCCTCAGGCGTCCCGGCTGCCGGGTCCGACCGATCCCAAAAAGCGCGGTCAACCCCCTCGTCCTCGTGTGGCGCATGTTCCGCCTCGCGCCGTTCCTCCTCGTTCGCCTCGTCGCTCCGGTCATGCGCAGGCGGGTGGTGTGACCGGCTCGTGCTTTTGGCCATGCGTTCCTTCTCCTCAGCTTGTCGGTGATTTACTCAGGGCAGATAAAGCATGCGGCCGGAACCGCCCGGACCGGTCCCAGCCGCGCCGATCTGCACGACCGAGCCGCCCAAGTTCAAAGTGTGGTTGAGCGTGAAGTTGCCGCTCGCGTCGAAATAGGCCCAGGCCGTTACCGGGGTGCCGTCGCCATTCATCTGGCCTATATTGAGACCGCCCGGGCCGACCCAGAAACCGGACGCGGCCGGCGCGGTGGTGTTGTACATCGTCACGCTGGGGGCATTGTCTCCCTGACAGATCAGCCGGTTGTCGGTGCAGGTGATAAAGGGGGCGGTCAATGTGCCGCCGACCGCCAAATTTCCGGACAGATTGCTGTTGCCGTTGACCGTCAGCCCGGCGATCGTCGCTCCGCCATTCAGCGCCGCAGCACCGGTGACGGTCAGGGGCCCGCTGGCGCCGAGGCTGGTGGCATTGATGCCGCCGTTGGCATTGATGGCGCCGGTGACGGTCAGGGCCCCGCTGACGCCGATGCTGGTGGCGCTGATGCTGGTGGCGCTGATGCCGCCGTTGACGGTCAGCACGTCCGCCGTGAGGCCGCCGGTGACGGTCGCCCCGCCATTCAACGCCGCAGCACCAGTGACGGTCAGGCTGCCGCTGATCGTGCCGTTCCCGGTCGCCGGCACGACCTGGTCGAACCGCGCGTAGTCGGTCGGGCTCGACGCCTGGGCGACGCTGAGATGCTTGAAGCCGGCCATCGGCAGATCGCCGATCGGCGCATTCTGCCCGTCGCGCGTCAGCGTGTTGTTGATGCCGCCCACAATGTCGTTGGTGTCGCTGTCCATGCGGTCGGCGAGAATGTCGTAACCGGCATTGGCGTCGGCGGTCCACGAAAACAGCCGGCGAAAGGTGCCGTTTTGCCAGCCCATGCGGCGAGGCTCCCTCTTGACATTTCGGACCATCCGCCCGACTTGTCGGGTGGATGATTACCCCAGGAACCACCAGATGAAGACCGCGCATCTCGACGTGCGCGTCGAGCCGGCGCTGATCGACAAGATCGACAGCTGGCGCAACCTGCAGCCGGTGCCCCCGTCACGCGCCTCGGCGATCTGCCACATGCTGGAGGACTGGCTCAAAGAGCACGGCGCCGCCCGGCAAGAACCGCGGCCGCTGGCGCCGAGCCGGCGATGACCCTGCTCCGCCGAGGCTTCGCAGGGTTCACGCCCCATCCTTCGAAGCTTCCGCCCATGCTTCGCTAAAGCTACGCAGGGCGCAGTAGGATGAGCGAAGCCCGTACCGAGGCGCGCCTCGACCGCCTCGAGGAGGATGTCCGCGAGATCAAGAGGACGCTCGGGCGGCTCGAGCCGCTGATCATCCGCATCGATGAGCGGCTGCAAACCGAATTGCCGCATCTGGCGACCAAGGCCGAACTCGCCGAGAAACCGAGCCGCGCCTACCTGTGGGGCGTGATGGCGGCGATGGTCGGGGCCCAAGCGGTCGCTCTGGCGGCTGCCGGCCTGCTCAAATGAGCGAATTGCACGATGTCTAAGACCGTGAAACCCCTCACTCCCTGGGACTGCTACCCGAACTGCCCGGATTGCGGCGCCAATATCTGGCAATTGGGACCTCGCGGCGGCGCCTCGACCAAACACCGAATGCACCGCCTGCAATCACAAGTTCAACATGGCCTTGGGCGGCGTGCTGATCGAGCGCATTGGCGATCCCGAGCCTCCGCGCGCGGATGTGTTCCTCAAATAGGAGATCACCTGATGTTTCACCTGGGTTTATTCGCCGGCATCGCGTTCTTGGTCGCGGTGGCGGGGTTGTTCGCTAACGGCCGCCCCGGTGGCGCCTTTGCGCTGCTCGGCGCGGGTGGCCTGCTCTTCACCCCGGCCGGCTGGTTCCTGGTGGGGGGCTGGTTGATTGCCACTGCGCCAGCGGAGCCGCCGCTGCCGCCACTGCCGCACCGGGCTCTGAGCGAACAGGAATTCCTGTGCTGGCCCGCTACCCCGCCCTGCGCAGCGCAAGCGAACCGCTGAATCCCTAATACCCGCCGACCGCGCCGTAAACCCCCGGCAGCGCCATGTAGGAGCGCAGCGGCGAGGCCGGACCGCCCGGCGCAGCCGGCGGCGATCCGAGGCGCATCAGTCGCGCCGCCTCGCGTGGATCCGTCAGCCCGCCCGCGATCTTCCCCAGCACGGCCTCGCGGGCCCGATCATAGGGCAGGATCGACGACACCAGCCCCCTGCCGATGGCGCCCCCCCCGGGGCCCGAACCAATCAGCGCTCCCCATCCCGGCTCGCCGAATACGTGGCCGATCGCGCCACCAATACCGGCACCGGCAGCTGCCGGCGCCGCTTCCATGGCGCCCCGCGCGATCGGCCCGACACCGAGGCCTTGCAGATAGCGCTCGGTCGTCAGATTGCGAAACGTGTCGGAGCCGCCTGGTGTCCCGCCCCGCGCGGTGCTCTGCATCATGTTGGCGGCATCGACGATGTCGTTGATCGCCTGGCGATGGGTGTCGTCGAACAGCGAACTGTTGATCAGCGGCAGGTTCCCACCGCCTGAAGGCGAGCCATCGCGAAAGCGGCGCAACTGATTGCCGTTGAGGAGCTGGTTGCCCTGCAGGTCCTGGCCTGCGCTAGCACCGGCGGCCTGCATCTTACCGGAAACCCAGTCGCGCGCTGCCTGCAGGGTGGTCGGATCGTTCTGCGCCGCGGCGACAAACTGTTTCGCCCGCTCGGCCTGCCCGGCACCGGGCCCGAGCAACCGGTCGAGGGCCGAGCTGCCATACGCGTCCGGCTGCAACACCTTCTTGATCGCCGGCGGGTCGTTATAGGTCTGCTTGTATTGCTGCCACTGCTGCTTGGCTTGCCGTAACGCATCGCCGATCGGCCCCTGCGCCGGGGTCAACAGGTCCTCGGGACCACCGCCTGGGAAGAGCGCGTCATGCAAACCATTCAGCACATTGGCGCGGTTGTAGTCGGGGTTTGCCCCGCTGCCGGCGGCGCGCGCCTCGGTCTTGAGCGCCGAGCTGAAATTCTGCAGCTCGGAGAGCGGCTCCTGATCGGCGTAACCCGACAGCAAATTCTGATAGGTGTCCGGCAGAAAGCGCTGCCGGGCCGGGCCGAGCTGACCGGCATAATTGACATAGGCATCCATCAGCGGCGATGTCGGCACCATGGTCTGGTCGCTCGGCACCGCCTTAAAGGCGTCCGAGGCCGCTTTCTGTTGCGCCGCGCGGGTGGTCTCGAGCCGGGCGGCCACGTCTTGCGAGATGTCCGCGAGCGGCTTTGCCGGCGTGCCGATCCGGTCAAAATTGTCGAGGATCGCCTGGTTGTTGGCGCTGGCCTGCCGCTGTAGCGCGCCGCCGACCGCCAGATCGCGTTGACCCATGGTGCGCTGGATCGCCTGCACCGGGAGCTCGCCAGTGATATCGCCGAGGGTCGGCTGCACTCCGGCCGGAGCGCCGGCGACCGCGTTCTCGATCTCGCCCGGCGTCATCGTCGTCGCCTCGCTCAGAGCCTTGCCAGCGACCTGTTCTTGACCGCTGCGGGTGAACGGCCGGACGAGCTGAGACGCCGAGCGCGCGGCCACAGCGGTGGGAAGCCCGGTGGCAAGGTTGCCGCCGAATTCGGCCAGCTGCTGCACCAGCCGCGGCGCGCCGGTCTTCGCGGCGAGCTCGCGCGCTCCCTCGCCGCCGACCCCGGCGACGCCGGCGATTGCCGTACCACCAGCGGTTACCGGCGGCAGCATCGCATCGGCGATCGACGGCAACGCCGCACCACCGGCGCGCAGAGCGCCGCCGATCAGCCCCGGTCCGACGACGCTGCCGACCCCGGCGGCACCCTTGTAGAGCAGATTTTCGCCCAGACCCTCGGGTTGGGTCGGACTAAAGGTCCGCCGCAACATTTGCGACCCCAAAAACGGGTCCGTGATCAGCGGCCCCGGCGGCTGGGCGGCGCTGTCGGCGGTCGGCGGCTGAGCGGTGCCGTCGGCGGTCGGCGCCGGTGGCGCGAGGTGGCGCAATAGCGGTGAAAGCGGCGGCCCCATCGGAGCATCCCCGCGCACTGTCCCGTAGATCCGGTTGATCACATTGGTCGCCGCATCCACCGGCGCCCCGACAAGGGTCTCCCAGGGCAGGTTGAACCCCGAGGCAGCGACTTGGGCTTCGCGCCACAAGCGCGATCCGAGACCGGGTGCCTCCGTACCCGGCGGCGCCGGCGCCTGCAGAAACTCCTGCTCGGACATCCCGGCTGGCGCCGCCGGCGCCGCCGTCGGCGCCGCACCCGGTGCCGCCGTCGGCGCCGCGCCCGGTGCCGCCGTCCCGTCGAGATTGAGAAATTCGTCCTCGGTCATCGCTGGCGCCTATTGGACGGGCTGGAAACTGCCGTCGGGCATGCGGGTCGCCCGCACCCCCTTCGGGTTGCTGTAAATCGCCCCGGGGACGTAATTGCCCTTGGCATAGCTCATCGGGATCGGCACCACCTTTGAGGAATAGGTCTCGATCGGGTTCGCCTTCTCGAACGCCGCGCCCATGCCGGCGATGCTCGAATGCGAGCCCAGCCACTGGTCTTGGAACTTGGCCTTGTCGAGATCGCGCCGCGCGCCCTGCTCGATCGAATTGACGATCGCGTTAAAGCCGCCTTGCGACATCGTCACTCCCGGCGTGTAGTCCTGGGTTGCGCCGTAGATCGATTGAGCCTCGCCCGAGCCGAGCTGGCGCACGATCTGTGCCGTCAATTGCCCCTGCTCCTTGCCGATGATCTGACCGGCAGCGACGGTGTCCTTGAGCGCCTGGGGCACCTGAAAGCCAAACTGGTTGCCGATGTCGACGAGCCGATTGGCCATGTTGAGCCGGTCCGCCGCCGAGGGTCCCATGCCGCCCATCGGGCCCTGGTTGAACACCTGCCCGGCAGCCCGCAGGTCCTGCACCTTGCCGAGGATGGTGGGCGCCGCCGTCGCCGCGGCCATGTTCCCTGCGGCTATATCGCCATAACCCTGGCTGATTTTCGCTTGCTCGGGCGTCAACTGCGGCGGCCCGACAAGCGCACCCGACGCCGGGCCGCCACCAGGAACGGCCGGTTGTCCCTGGGGGGCCTGGCTACGCGTGATCCAATCCTGGCGGGTTCTCGTGACTGGACGGATCGACCCGTCGGGCTGCATTTCGTCGTGCGTCTCCAGTGTGTGCGGATCCTGCGCCGTCGCTTGGGCGCCGGTCGTCGCTCCGGCTGTGCCGGAGGCGATCGCGGAACCGGTGTCCTTGACGCCGCCCGGCGTCGGCAACCAGCGCGTCTCACCGGTCTGCGGGTTGCGATAGAGATTGTCGCCCTCGCGCAGCCTCGCGGCGACCGCTTCAGCCTCCACTGAGGGCATGTTCAGCGCATTCATGCGCGCGGCATGCTGTTCGACCGCCAACGGGTCATAGACCGGGACAAACCCTGGCGGGATCGGCGGCACCACAGTCTTCCCCGGGGGCGCCGCATCGGTCGTCGCTCCCGCTGCGGCCGGTTGCGCCGCCGCCGTCGGTTTCTCGTTGAGCCATTCCTGCATCTCGGGCGAGGCCAGCGTCTCGGCGTGGCTCGGGATCGGCTGAGCGCCGTCCGGCGGCGCGTTGCCGACCGCCGCCAACGGCGCCCCCGGCGATCCGGGCGGGACCGGCAGGGCCGGCGGCGGGCGGCGCAATTCGGCGAGATCATCGGGGTTGAGCCCGAGCCCGGCTAACAACTGGTCGCCCGGCGGCGCATCGAGACCCGAACGCAATTCGGACATTCTATCCCCCCGGTCCGGCGGACAAGGCTTCGAGCCGGCGCTGGACTAGCGCTCGGTCGGCATCGGTCAAATCGCCGCGCCCGACCATGCCGAGCACATCCTCGGGCTGCATGCGCCCGATCTCCTCGTCGCTGAGCGTGCGCGGCGAGGGTGCCGCGATCGGCGTGGCACGCGCGGTCGTCGCCGGCGGCATTGCGAGGCTGAGCTCGGGCACGTTGAGCATCGCGACGTCGAGCGGCCCCATCGACGGCACGGCACTGCCAGCCGCCGAACCGGCCGCCGCCGGCGCCGTCGGCGCGGATCCACGCGCTGCCGCGGCCAAGGCTGCATAGCCGGCCGGTGTCGAGGCCTGCGTCCAGCGCGCCTGCTCCTCCGGGCTCGACGCAGTAAAAGCCGAGGGCGGCGCCACCGCCATCGAGGCCGGCGCCGCGGTCTGGGCCCAATTCTCGGGCAGCGGCCCCGCACCACCCGTCGGCGGCACATCGGAGACCCCGGCGCTGGCGACCTGGACCGGCCGGGCGGGTGCCGTCGGAGTGCTGCGCCCCATGAGCGGGGCTGGGGCACCGCCAGGAGCGATCGGCATTTGAAAGTCGGCGACAGGACCCATGCCTTGCGAGGGGGCGCCACCTTTGTCAAAGCCGGTGTTTTTGCCGGTATCGTTGAGACCGCCCTCCCAGGTCCCGGCCTCGCCGTGTTCGCCGAGCGACAGATGCATCAGATCGGCAGCGCCGTAATTCAGCTTACCCGTTCCCGGGTTTGTCCCGCCGTTGTGAAAATAGCCGCCCCAGGCGAACTGGTCGTTGAGCTCGGGGTAGACCACGCTTTGGACCTTTTTGGCGACTTGGGCGAATTGCTCATAGGTGCGAAAAGCCGTCGGGCTCTGATAGTTCGGGATCGCCTGCCCATCGGGCCCGTAGAGCTGCACATCGACCGCCTCCCCGTAGGGATGCAGGCTGGTGGGGGTGGTGCTGCCGCCGATCGGCCGGTAACCCGAAATGATCTCGGCGCGCCAGCCGGGCTGCAGATAGCTCGATGTTCGGTTGACGATGTCGACGAGCTTCGGATCGACCTTGCCCATGCCGGGTGCCGCCTGCGGCGAGACGCCGATGCTGAGGCCGCCGGGGCTCGATGCCGCCGGCGCCGGATCGGCCACCGGTGCTGCGGTCATATCGCCGGCGCTCTTTAGCTGGCCGGCGACATTCTGGACATATTGCGCCACCGCGCGATCGGGGTTCTGCGCGCCAGTGGGACCGCCATTGTAGTACATCGCCGCGTAGGCGCCGGGGTTAGTGTAGCCGGCCCGTTCGGCGACCCTCATACCCTGATCGAGATAGGCGGCCGCCCCCATGATCGCGGTCGCCGGATCATTCGGGTCGGCGTTCGGACCGAGCAGCCCGCGCAGGGTCGAGGGCCGCATCTGCGCGATGCCGATCGGGCTGTCGGGGTCGCCCGGCAATGACGCCTTGGTGTCGCGTCCGAGACCCGATTCCTGGCGCAGGACCGCCCGGATCAGCCGCGGGTCGACGTTGTAGGCCCGCGCCGCAGCGTTGATCAGCGCATCATACTGCTGGCTCGCCGCCATCTAGCTGCCGGGTAGCTGCACGGCCGGCTGCCGCGCTTTCTGCCGCGCCAATATTTGGCGCAATCTGTAGAGATCCGCCGGGTTCAGGTTGTTGGCAGCGGTCGCGCGCTGCGGTCCCGGCGGCATCGCCGCCACGGCCTCCACCGGGTCAGCGGCCGCTGGCGGGGTCTCGGCCGGCGGCGTGGGGCCCGCTGCGGGCGTGATCCGCCCGGGAAACTGGAAGGGCGCGCTGGCGCTCGCCGCTGGACTGCCGGGCGCCCCACCCGCCCCGGGCAAGGTCGGTATTTGCAAGCCGCCCCGCGCCGCCTCCTCGCCGATCGCCTGGGCGCGCGGCAGCAGCGCCCTCGCGGTCGCTCCCTGCGCCATCTGCAATTTGGCCTGGGCGACCTGAGCGGGGGTCTGATTGATCATCATGTACTTGGCCCAAGCCGGCGCGTCGGGGTCGTTGGCGATCGTCGCGACGGGGTCGTCGCTGGCATAGGCCCGCAACAGGCTCGGCTGCGCCGCGGTGTGCATATCGGCGATGCGCTGCGCGGCATCGCGCGCCTGGGCCTGGTAGAACCCGCCGCTGATCTGCCCCAGGGTCTGACCCAGAGGCCCACCATAGGCGAGCCGCGCGGGGTCGCTGGCGAGCGTGCCGGCGATCGCCCCCGAGACCTCGTCGGGTGCGGCCGGCGAGCCCTGCGCCATCAGGTCGAGCAAACCAACCATCATTCGTCTCCGCTACCATGTGCTAGGAGCATCGAGAAGAGTCTGGGCCGACGGCAGAGCCATGCCGCCGGTGCCGGTTTGACCGCCAAGACCCAGCCAATTCCCCATCGAGCCGATCAACCCGCCGCTGGGGATATTCCCACCGAGGGGCTGCCCGAACAGGGCCTGCGACCCCAAATTGAGGCCGCCGAGCAGAGTGTTGGCTCGATTGTAAAAGCCCGATTGGGCGAGCTGGTTCTGCGCGGTCGCCGCATTGGTGACCGCCCCGAGATTGGTCGCCGGGACGACGTTCTGCTGCCCGCCCATGGTCGGGATGCTGGTTGGCCAGGTCGGCGCCGCGCCGACTGCCGGCAATGCCGCGCCCATCGTGCCGATCCCGGTGCCGAAAAGCCCGGTGCCCGCACCCAGCACCCCTTGCATCGCGGCCATCGGGTCCTGGAACTGGGCTTGCGCGACCTGCAGGTTGCCCTGCTGCGCCACGGCGTTCTGCGCGGCCGAACCCGTCACCGCCTGGTTGTAGAGATTGGCCAGGTTGAACCCCTGGCCGAACATCTGTTGCTGCGCCTGGTTGGCGAACTGGCCGCCGGTCACGGCCTGGCCGAACAACGCCTGCTCCTGCGCGTTGCCGGCGGCCACCGCCTGGTTCTGCGCCGACTGGTAGGCCTGTTGCTGTTGGCGGTTGAAATCGCCTTGCGCCCGGTCGTAGGCCTCGGTGCCGGGCTGCAGCCCCTGATCGGCGAGCTGCTGGGTCAGCTGCTGGCGCGCCTGAGTGAATTGCGGGTCGAGGTACTGGGTTTGGGATTTGTAGGCGGCGTCCTGGGCCTGCTTGACGAGGGTGGACGAGTCGACGCCGACACTGGTCTGGACACCCGGCAATGCCTGTCCGCCGGCACCACCGGTGACGTCGGTCCGAAACGAGCTCGGCGTCAGCACCGGGATGTTGGGCACATTCGCGAAGTTCGCGGTCGGCTGGACATTGGCCCCGTAGCCGGCACCCTGGTTGATCAGCCCCATGCCGAGGGTACCGAGCGTGCCGCCCTGGCCGACCGCGGTCGCGCCTGCCCCGGCAACCTTGCTGGCGAGGTCGGTCTGCTGGTTGAACAATGCCTGCTGCGCCGGGTTGAGCGTCTGGTCGAGCTTGAACCCGGACGCCATCCCGGTCGCCGGGTCGATAAACGGCGTGTAGGCCGACGACCCGAACGGCGAATAGGTGCTGATATTGTTCAGCATCGCCTGGGCTTGCGCGGTGTTGACGTTCGCGTTCTGCTGCGCCAACGCCAGCGCCCCAGGATCGACCGACGGTGGGGCGCTCGCCCCGCCCTTAGACAACGCACTGCCCAGCGAGATGGCGGCAGGGGCAGCCGCCAGCGCGGCACCGCCCAGCGACGCCCCCGCGGCTGCGGAACCCCCCAGCGAAGCCGCGAGAGGGAGAGCCGCCGCCGCCTTCGCCACTATTGGCACTCCTCATTTTCGGTCATCCTTAATTGAGGCAACCAACGGCACTCGCCGGGCGTCATACCGAACAGCCGGGCTGAGCCGGACGGCAACGCGTCGCGCAAGACGCCCTCTTCGCGAAAGCCGAGGCGGCGCAGGAACGCGATCACGCCGAGGCTCGCGTCCTCGGTCATCGCACCCAGGCGGCGGCATTTGAGCGTGATGAACGGGTAGGCGAAGATCGCCGCGAGATTGCGCCGCGAGCACCATTCCGGGCTCGCCGAGGCGATCGAGGCCTCGATCGAGGGCCACCGGTAGTTGTTGTAGACGACCCCGGCGAGCAGCTCCTCGCCGCGCATGACGCCGATCACCGCGCACGGCCCCCAATCGGGGACGTGCGGCACCCGCTGCCGCACCCACTCGGCGACACGCTCGGGATCATCGAGACTGACGATGGTCGCTGCTGGACGCATGCAGGCCTGCTCCGGTGAGGCGAAGGGACGCCAAGTCGAGATCGGGGGGTACTCGGGTGGCCTGACGAGCCCAAAGCTCACCAGCGGGCGCCGGAGACGCCTTAGCGACGACTTCTACTAGGACGAGAACAATTAGAACGCGACGCCCGGTTCGATGCGAAAGTCGGTGCGCGTCCAGATCCACGGTTCGGTGTTGTCGGCCACCGCATGCATGGCGATCGCGATCGCCGAGCCGTCGCCCTCGGCGACGTACCACAGGACCGAGGTCGAGGTCGGGCGTTCCCAGGGCGAGCCCCAGGGGGTGGTGTTCCACGGTGTCGGGCTGCCGAACTGCTCGACCACGATCGGCGTGTCGGGCTCGGCATAGTCGAAACCGATGCCGAACTCGTAGTAGACCGCGGCGGCCGAGCGGACCACCGGCCGGACCGCCGCCACCCGCTTGTTGTGCGCGGTGCCGAACAGGTTCCAGGCCTGCAAGGCAAAGGCGTCGATCGGGCGTTCGTCGCCGACCGCGATCTCGTCGGCCGTGGCGATGCCGAACTGAGAGACCGTGCCGTTCGCGGTGCCAAAAAAGGCCTCGTCGTCCTGGACGCACCAACAATAGGCGTTGAGGCCGCGATAGCGCGTCCAGGCGTCGAGCCCGGTGGCGTAGACGTGCTGCTCGAAATTGCTGTCGTTGGCGCCGGGGTCCGAGGCGATCAGCGGCACATTGACGATCAGGCGCCGACCGCCACCCCAATAGATGATTTGCCAGCCCAACAGCGACTTGCCCTGCGCGGTCGCCGCCGTGCACGCCCCCGACGCCTTTGAGCGCGGCGGGAAGGTGCCGTCCCGCAGCGCGGCGACCAGCTGCGAGAGCTTCACGTAATCGGTCGAGCTGATCATGTAGAGGTCGCCGCCATAACGGCAGACCGCGCGCGGCAATATCGCACCGCCAAAAGCCGGCTGCGCCACCGTGTAATAGCCTCGCAATGACCAACCGATCGCCGCGTTCTCGGAGAGCGGGATGTCGGGGCTGGTTCCGGTGTAGAGCAGCATCTCGGCGCTCGAGAGAAAAAACACCGTGTAGCTGGCGATGCCCTGGCCGCCGTCATAGGTCAGCGGGTTGACCGCGATCAGGTTGGCGCCGTCGGGAGTGACCATGTCGAACGGGAACCAGTGCAGGATGCCCCCCTGGAACGCGTAGGGGGTCGAGGTGTACCAGAAGCCGGGCGAGTGCCCGTCCCACATGAATAGGAGGTTGTGGACGACCGCGAGCCCGATGATCGTCGAGGGGTCAAAGGGCGGATAGATCGAGCTCCCAGCCGGCGGTGCCGGATCGACGGAGATGGCGAGGGCGGCCAATGTCGTGCCGTCATAGACCTGCAGCGGATCGCGGCCATTTGCCAGAAACAGCCGGCCGTTGAAGTTGACCGTATTCCACCACGCCGAATTGAACCCGGTGCCGAGATTGCTCGCCTGGCCCACCACCCAGATATTGCCGCCGGCGGCCGCGATCATTTGCGACTGGTCGCCCGAGCGCCATACCGCGAGCGTCGTGACCGGATTGCCGCCGCCGTGCTGGTCAAAGATGCGGCTGCCCTCGCGCGGGATCACGCCGCCGTAATCGGGCTGAAAATTGTCGAGGGTCACCGCCTCCTGCGGGTCCATCGCCTCGAACGGGTCGCGGGTATTCCACCCTTTGACCGGCGCCGTCACCGGGATCGGTTCGGCGATCAACGGCATCGCCTGGCGCTGTCGCTGCATCGCTCAGGTCCCCGGCGGCAATTGCGGCTCGGGTGCGGGCGGCGCCAATGGCCCGCCCGCCCCGCCGTCGGGCCAGCTCCTCGAAGTCTCCGGGGCCGGCAGCCGCGGCGGCGCGGCCGCAGCGACCGGGTAGGGGACGCCGATTTGCGATGGCCTGGCGCTCTCGCCGAGGACCGGCGCCGGCGCGGCGAGCGGCGCCGGCCGCGTTACCTGGTGCCGGCGGCGCAGCCGGCGCGGCGGCGGCCGCGGCACCTCGAGCGGCGGCGGGGCGCGGCTGAGCAAGACCCGAGCACGCTCGGCGTCACCCGGAGCCCGCAGCAGCGCCGGCCGCGGCGGCAACGGCGGCGGCCGGCCGAGATCGGGCGGCGGCTGCCAATCCGGTCGCTCCATCGGCGCGATGACGCGGGCGACATCGACCGGCAGCGGCGCTTCCGGCGGCGGCGGGCTCGGCGGAAAGGCGCCGAGACTGTACTGGCCGATAAAATCCTCGCGGTAGAACGGCACCAGGTTGAGCGTCATCATGCCGCCCGTGCGCGCCACCGCCTTGTCGACCTCGCGATCGTATTCCTCTTTTTCCTCGTCATAAGCGAGACCCAGCCGGCGCAGCATGCGCCAGCGGGTGCCGAGCTCGATCAGGAACTCGCTGAGGATCGCGGTATCGTCGTCGCCGGTCCAGTCGGGCCCCATCGTGCCGTCGGCGTGCCGGACCGCCCAGGCCGAGCGGTACTCGAAGACGAATTGCGAGGTCTGATCGGTCGCGGCGACCTGGGGGTCGATCGAGAACCGCGTGCCGTAGCCCGCCCCCTCGCCCGACGGCACGCGGATCCGCCAGCGCCGCCAGATCGTCGCCCGGCCATAGATCGAGCTGCGGTAGCGCTGCCATTGCTGCGGGCTGAGCGCCCCACGCATCGCCCAATAGCGCGTCCGCTCCCAGACCGTGTCGTTGACCACCGACAGAAAATCGGGCGGCAGCACATAGTCGGACGCGCCGTCGGCGGTGAACTCGTATTCGATCACCAAGGGCGCCCAATCGGCCCGCCGGACGATCGCCCACAGTGCCCGGCGCGCCTGCGCGACCAGACGCTTGGCCGCCGGCAATTTGGATCCGAAAATCGGCGTGACCGGCTCGTCGATCCCGAGATCCTGAGCGATGTTGGTGCAGATCGTGGCCAGGGTCATGCGGCTAGCTCCCCGCTATCACTCGACGATGAGCGAGTTTCCGTGAGGGCGACATCAAGAGCTCGTCTCTCGCGAGGCCAATAAGCCGCCCGAAAACAGTCGCACACGAGGCAACTGTGGCGTGCCGACAGGTTCGTCGCGATTAAATCGTTATGCGCCCAGTGGATCCCGCCCAGGTGCCAGTTGAGCCATTCGCTGCGGAGCCGAGCGGCAAGGCGCATCCCCCTCATTTCACCGCCGGGCCTGGCGCTCGTCGATCCGGCGGCTGATCTCGCTGGCGATGGCGCCCCCCGGCGCCGATCGGCCGGAGGGTGGCTTCGCCCGCCGCTTGCGCTCGGAGGGCGGTTTTGACTGCCCGGTCTGGTTCAAGGCGATGGCGACGGCCTGCTTGGGGTTGGTCACCCTCTCGCCCGACGAGCTCTTGAGACCGCCCTCCTTGAATTCGCCCATCGTCCGGGCGACCTTGCGCTCCTTGCCGGCCTTGGTCTTGGGAATTCGGGCCATCAGCGCGCCTCCCCTTCGGCCAGCTCCAGGGTAAAGCGCGGGCTTGCCGCATTCTCGTCGATCACGAGCGGGACGTTTTTGATCCGCCCGTAAAAGCGCCCGTCGTGCTCCAAGAGGTGGCTGCGCACGAGCTCGTATTCGCCCGCCGTCACGGCCACCCGGGCACGTCTCGAGCGCGCCCCGAGCGCGGCCTCGACGAGCTCGGCCAGAAGCCGCTCGGCCGGATCGTCAACGCAGCTCAGCATCAGCTTGCCGGTTCCGCCGGCGCGCCGCTGGTGAACGCCTGGTAATAAGCCGCATAGGCCGCCGGGTAGCGCTCGGCGTCCTCGGTCGTCGCCACCGACACCGCCTCGCGGCGGCCGCCATCGACCTCCCAGCTCTCCTCGGAGCTGGCGACCCCGACCAGCAGCCGCCGGGCACCGCCGGCGCCGTTGCGATCCTCAAAGAAACGGACCGTTTGCATGCACTCCTCCTCTCCGCTGAAAATTTCGGCGCTGGAGCCGGTTTTCCGGCCGTTCAGGCACTAAGGAAAAAACACCCGGCCCACACGACCCGCGCCGGGCGAGGCGCGCCCAGCGGGCCTCCTAGAGGCTTTTGCGGGCGATTTCCGCTTAAGTGATTTCGGGGGCGTTCCTGATCGCCAGCCCGAATTCGGCGATCGCCGGATCGGCGATCCCGAACCGGAACACCTCGAGGCGCTCACATAGGGTGCGCCACTGCTCCTCGGTCAGGGTGACGCAGTCGGCCTTGTCCTCGATCGCCCGGGTGACCGGCTCGAGCGCCTTCATCACGCGCAGGATCTGGTCGAGCGCCACGCCTTCTCCCGGCGCACGGCGCAGCACGTCGGACATCGTCTCGCCCCATGCGAACGTCACCGGCGCGCCGTTCGGACCCTTGGCGGTCAACACACCGGTGCGTAGTTCGATCTTGCGTGCCATCACAGTCCTCTCCGATGCTCGACGAAACACTATCTTCGCGCTTCCAGCTCCTGGAATATCCAGCCGGCCGCCGGCGCCAGGCGCATTGATTTTCCCTGGGCATCATGCGGTTTGGGTGATCACAATAACGCCGGCGCGCCCGGCGCCGCCGTTGGCGGCGGTGGTGCCCACCCCGCCGCCACTCGCGCCGCCGCCGTAAAGGCCGCCCGTGCTGCCGGGTGAGCCCGCGACGGTCGCGGAACTCCCACCGCCGCCAGCCCCGCCACCGCTACCGTGGTTGACGCCCCACTCGTTGCCTCGCCCGCCAGCGCCGCCCGCGGCAGACGGCCCGCCAAAAGCACCACCACCACCGCCGCTGCCGCTGGTCCCGCCGCCGCCTGCGGCACCAGTAGTGCCGCCCGCCCCGCCCGCCGCTCCGGTATTCGCCCCAAAGGTTATCGAGGCGCCGCCCGCCCCGCCATTGGCCGTGCTCGTCGAACCGTTGGCCCCGTTGGCGCCGCCGCCGCTACCACCACCACCGCCGGCTCCCTTGTTGGTAGGGTCCGCCGAACCGCCCGCCCCGCCTGGGCCGCCTGGGCCGCCCGCCCCGCCACCGCCTCCAGCGCTGGCACCGCTTAAACCAACCCCACCGGTGCCGCCAGCATTGCCGGTGCCACCGGTGCCACCGGTGCCACCGGTGCCAACAGCCCCCCCGCCGGCGCCGCCAGGCCCACCACCCATTGCGATGAGCACGCCGCTGTTCCAGTTGGTGTTGGTGCCGGCTGTAGAAACGGTACTCCCGGCAACCCCACCAGCACCGCCGGCGCCGATGACAATCGGATAGACAGTGGTGTTGACGATCGAGACGCCCGTCAAGACGCGGTATTCGCCGCCGCCTGCACCGCTTCCACCGGCCGACCCGCCACCACCGCTGCCGCCGATGGCTTCGATCGTCGCGGTGCCGGTGAAGGTCGCGGTCCAGCTGGTGCCGATCGTCAAGAAAACCGGTGCGGCCAAGGCGACGGGTTTGCTGAACAGCATCATTGCAACGTCACCTGAATGCCGCCGATCGAGTTCGTAAACGTGCCGGTGCTCGCCAGGATCAGCCGGTCGCCCGCCGCCATCGCCATCGTCGTCAAGGTCATCGGCTGGTCGCCGCTCTGGTAAATACTGCTGTTGCAATTCACCGACATGCCGCCATGAACCGACGTGCCCGGCCCGGCTGTCGAGCCCGCCGGCACCAGATTGACCGATACGGTGGCCGCCGCTCCGTTGAGCACCGTAATCACGCCGATCACCGAGACGATAGTCCTCGGTGCGTCCGCCCTAAACACAAACCCGTTGTTGGGGTTGGCTCCGGCGATCCACGCCACGGTCTTCACGATCTGCCCGATCGGCGCCCCGTTGAGTGCCAGGACGGGCGCCCCGGCGGTCCCGGTTCCTGCAAGGTTGATTGTGCCGGCGCCCATATCGCCGGTCATCGGCAACGTACCGCCGGTCGGCGCGCCGACCACCATGCCTTCGCCGAGCGCCAACCGCTGATTCAGGGTGGTGCCGCCATGGGTCGTCGTGTTGAATGTAAGCTGCGTGCTTTCGACAGGCGTCGTGTTGTTCCAAGCTTCCGCAGCCAGACAGTTAATCGTCGCCCGGTTGCCGGCGCTGTATCCAGCGCCGTTGTAACCGCGCCAGGCAATACCACCCATCAGGGCGCCCTGTGTCAGGGCAGTAGGGGTACCTGCAGTCCCAAGCGAGGTGCGCATCAGGATACTGGGCGAGTTACCAGCACTCGCGCCGCTATAGGCATCCATCTCCAGCCGCGGTACAGTGGCATCCAGGCCACTGATCTGCATGGCCGTCCCGGGCTGCGGCGCCTGCGCGGCGGCGGTATTGAGATTGACCACCACCGCACCGCTGAAATTCGCCGCCGCGGCCGTGATCGTCCCGGTGAAGGTCGGCGACGGCGCCGTGAGCAGACCGGTAAATGTCGCCCCCGCCAACGCCGCGCGGCTAGTATCCGAGGGATGTACGTGATCGGGCCGCGCATAGGTCACCTGGGTGCCGATCGTCGCCGTGCCGTCCATGACCGGTGTCGTCACGGTGTTGACCACCGGCACGGAAGCGACGGTCGCTATCCCGAGTGTGGATAAGCTCTGAAAACTCGGGTTGGAGGAAGCTCCGTTGCTGGCAAGGATATTTCCTGCTCCGGCGGGAGCTGCGGCACCAAAGGGGGCAGCACTGCCGCCGCCAAGCAACACATTGAACGCAGGCGGTGCCGCCAGCCCGGTGCCGCCGCTGGTAACCCCAAGCGGTGTGGCCATCGTCACCGTGCCGGTGAAGGCCGGCCCGGCCAGCGGCGCGTACTGCGCGAGGTTGAGCATCGTCGACACTTGCGCCGCGTTCAGGTCGAGCGGCGCACCAAGCGCCACATTATTATTGCCCTTGATCGTGTTGGCCGCCATCTGCGCCAGGATCGCGTTGGTAACGGCCTGCGCCGCCAACTTCCCGGTCGTCACCACGGCGGGCTGGATAGTCGCCGCACCGCCTTGAGGGATCAGGATATCTCCAGTTACCAATACCCAATTAGGCTGATTGGTGCCGCTGTTGACCTGCAATATCTGATTGCCGACAGGCAAAGCGAGCCGCGCCAGATTGCCGCTCGAGCCGCGAAAATATATATCGCCGGCAGCATCGCTACCGACATTGAGCCCGGAGACTGTCGTGCCGGTGAAGGTCATCCCCGACGTGCTGACCACCGCTGCAGCCGTCGTGTTGTAATACGCCGCTTGACTGGCCGCCCCCGGAGCATTGACCGTGCCGCTGCCGCCGGTACCCGGAGTGAGCAGCGTGCCGTTGACGTAAAAACCGCCGCCGCTCCCGACATTGACGGTGTTCAGACCCATATCGGCGGCGCCGGCGCCGACCATCAGCCCCTGACCGATCGTCAGCGGAATCGTAGCGGCAGTGCCGGTGGCGGGATTGGTAAGAAACTCGAGCCGTGTCGGATGGTTGGCAGTCGACCAAACCCCATTCGTTACCGCACGAATAGCCGCCGGCACAGAGCCCGTCTCAAACGAGGAACCGTCCCAGCCCCAAAAGCGCAGCGCGCCGATATAAGCAGCGGCGGCGGTCGGGGCAATATTTGTCGGCGCCGCTTGGGTTCCCGCCGCCGTGCGGAAGTTGAGACTGGTGGTCGTCCCGGCTGCCAACCCGAAGGCGTCCATCACGATCAGCGCCGGCGCGCCGTCGATCGCGCCGGTATGAAACATCGGCGTGCCCAATGTCGTCGACTGCATCGCCGCGACATTGAGATTGACCGACAGCGTGCTGGACATGTTCAGCGTGCCAGCCCCAAACACGCCGCCAGGGGGACCGCCGATCGCCAAGCCACCAGTGATCGTGCCACCGACCAGCGGAAGGGCGCCGATATTGGTCGCCGCCGCCGCCCCCGCGGCCGTCGCCCCGGTGCCGCCGCTAGCCACCGGAACCGTCGCCAATCCTATGGTTACAGTTGGTGTCGTACCGCCGCCGGTGATCGGTGCGGCGACATTGACCGTGGTTATCCCGCCGCCGGTTGCCGCCGCCACCGGCAGCCAGGTCGAGCCGTTCCACCCCATCACGTAGCCGGTCGTTGGCGCGGCGGTCGAGAGCGGCCGGGTCGCCAGATGAGCGTCGGCGTACTGCTTGGTCACCGCACCGAGCGCCACGGTTGGATCGCCCGACAGGATCAAGGGGCCAGTCATCGTGTCGCCGGCGACGTCGACCGCGTCTTCCGCCATCGCCATGATGTTGTCGGCGTATTGCTTGGTCACCGCACCGAGTACCCCGGTCGGGTCGGCGTTGAGGGTCAGCGGGCCGGTCATGGTCACATTGCCGGCCAGCGGCACCGCAGCGTTGGCGACCGCGCTGACGGCGTCGACGTAGCCTTTGGTCGCCGCCTGGTTGACCGGCGAAACCCCGGTCGGTGCGGCCGACAGGGTCAGCGGGCCGGTCATGGTCACATTGCCGGCCAGCGGCACCGCAGCGTTGGCGACCGTGCTGACGGCGTCGACGTAGCCTTTGGTCGCCGCCTGGTTGACCGGCGAGGCCCCGGTCGGTGCGGCCGACAGGGTCAGCGGGCCGGTCATGGTCACATTGCCGGCCAGCGGCACATAGGGATAGGTCTTGGTGTCGACGTAGTTCTTGGTCGCCGCCTGCAATGCCGATTGCGGATCGCCGGTGAGCGACAAGAACCCGGTCATCGCGTCGCCGGCGCGCTTGACCGCAGCGTTGGCGACCGCGCCGACATTGTCGACGTAATTCTTGGTCGCCGCTGCCAAGGACTGCCCGGGCAGCGGATCGGCGGCGAGCCACAGCACCCCGGTCATCGTTCCGCCGGCGGTCGGCAATACACGCGCCCAGGCCGACGCCCCGCTGACCTGGCCGCGGCCATAGATGGCGCCGTCGATCGGCGCCTCCGGCACTCCGGTGGTGGCGCTGATCAGCGACCATTGCCCGGCGCCCGACGGTCCCCGTCGGCCATAGAGCTGGCTATCCGGCGGCTCGGGGATCCCGCCGCCGCCCCCGACCACCGTTACCGGCAGCGGATGAGCGATGCTGGGCGGGTACCAGTGCTCGCCGGTGTCGGGTCCGGGGTTGTAGACCGCGACCGGCAGCGGATTGGCGTTGCTCGGCGGAAACCAGGTCTCGTCGGCCATCGCTAGTCCTGCTGCACGCCGATCGGCACCCACTCGCCGTTGCGCCGGGCATAGACCCGCCCGTCATGCGGCGCGTCCTCGATCAGCGCCACCTCGGCCGGGCGCGCCCCCGCAGCGGCGCGGGTCACGACGACCACCGGCAGCGGGTTGGCGGTGGTCGGCGGATACCAGCCATCGACATTGGGTGCCGGGCCGGCGACCTGGACCGTTGGCAACGGATTGGCGGTCGTCCATGGCCCAGCCAAGACCCCCCGCCCCCCGCTCATGACCGATCGCGCGCGGCCAGGCGGTCGCCGAGCTCGCGCGCGATCCGGCCGTTCGAATTGCCGGTGCGCTTGGCCTGCGGGCCCTTCGACTGCGCGATGCCGGGATATTCCTTGGCGACCTTGCGGCGCACCTGAGCCTTTTCGGTCGGCGAGCCAAATTGCGAGACCCTGGTGAGCGCGCTGCGCGCCCGGTTTGCGGTGTCGACCGGGTAACCGTTGGTTTGTGGGACGGCAAACTCCTTCTTAGGCAGCGCCGCGCGCCGTTTGGCGGTCAGCTCAGCCATCAGCCAGCCTCCTCCTGAAGCTCGTGCACCGGCGGCGCCGGCGGCTCGCCGCCGAGTGCGGCCGCACCCGCGACCCGCGGCATGCGCAACTCGCGCGGCGGCGCCAGCGCGGCGAATTCGTCGAGTGCCGAGACCGGAGCCCCGACCATGGCGCCGGGGTTGCCGAGCTGCTTGGCCATCTCGACCGGGTCGTGGAGGGCCGGGACATAGGTCGGCATTTGCGGCTGCTGGCGCTGATACTCGGCTGCCCGGGTCATCTGCAATAATTGCTGCCCGAGCCCCTCGACCTGGTTCTCCAGGGTCGAGATGCGCAACCGCAACGTGTCGTTCTCGGTGAACAATTTGGTCGCCACGGCCTCGCGCTCGGCGTCGTCGAGATAGGCCTTGGCGCGCAACCGCAGCATCTGACCGCCCATACCGAGGTTCTGCACCGCCAGATCCGAGAGATCGGCGAGGTCCTCGATGGTGCGGACGTTGCGATAATTTAATTCAGCGATCTGCGCTCTCTTCAAAAGCGACCATTCGCTGAGCGGAGTGCCGCTGAGCGGCGCCTCCTTGCCCGCCTTGAATGCCGCGTAGAGCTCGGGCCAGCGCTCGACATGCCCGTCATTGACCCGCTCGACCAGAATCGTGCCCGAGCCGGGGATGAAGATCTTGACAAAATCGACATCGCGAAAGATGTCGCGTCCGGCCTTGACCGAAGCAAAGCCGTCGCGTTCGGCGTCGGTATAAAATTCGGCGCGGGTCTGCCGCGCCGGCCCGTCATAGGTCCGGCTGTAGCCCAGCATGGGGCCTCCTCCTATGGATCAGTTCGGAACGTAGAGGACGCGGCCGCTGCCGCCCGGCCCGGAATTGGCCGGCCCCAGCAACACGGTCTGGATCGACGTCGTGGTGCCGTTGTTGGTCAGCAGCTGGAAATTGGTCTGGTTAGCCACCGGCGCCATGTTGAACGAGCCCACCCGGGTAAAGGTGACCGGCGCACCCAGTGTCCCCGGCGGCGCCTGGCGCAACGCAAATACCTGACTGGTCGCATCGAAGGCGAGATCAAAGGCCGGGTTGTTCGAATTATAGCTCCAGGTGTTGTGGACCGAGTCGTAGACCACGTTCACCGTAAAGTGGCCGCCAATATCGCCGCCTTGCAACGTGCTAATCGGGTCGATCGCGATCAGCCCCGGATGAATGGTCGCCAGACGCTGCCAGGTTATTACGCTGTTGGAGGGGCCGCCCAGCCCCTGGCGGAATGCTATGTTGTCCGCCGTCACGTCGTAGACCAGGTCAAACGCCGGCATGTTAGTTTGAGTATAAGTGAAATTCTGCTGCACCGGATCAAACTGGGCATTGACCATGTAGTGGGCAGTACTGTCGCTGCCAAAGAACACGTTCGAATTGAGCCCGATGAACCCGTTCGACATGTCGGAGACCCGGGTCCAGGTTATCGTCTGCCCGGCCTGGCCGGCGGGAGCCGACCGCATCGCCCATTCCTGGGCCGTCAGGTTCCACACAAAGTCGAAGGCCGGGCCGTTGGTCAGGTATTTGAACGTAAAATTACCCTGGGCATCCGGCTCCGTCTGGTAGGCGTTGGTGAGGATGTGCGTGACCGTAAGGCCCGGCGGCTGAAGCGACGAGCCGGGCGACAAGACCAGACCGGTCGTCGAGAAGATCGTCCCCGGCGCAGCGTCGGTCGGTGGCGTGACCCCGACCCCGAGTGGCCCCGGCACGGTGACCGGGCCGCTCGCGCTATCCGCACTGCCAGCGAGCTGTCCGGCGATCCATTGCCGGCGAGCCGGCGCAAATACCCCGGTCATGAACGCCTCCAGCAAAAACGGCTCCCCGGGGGGGATATCGTTGATGTACTCGGTGCCATCGGGATAGACCTCCACCGTGTAAAGATTGCTGTTGAACAAAAAGTGCAGAAATTGCCCTGAGGCCGGACGCAGCCGCACCCCCTGGCCGAGGTTCCCGAACAGCACCTGAAAATTGGTTTCGACCAGTGCCGCACTCTGCTGATCGACGCCCTGCGGCGCCAACACGGCCGGACTGTCCGAGGCCAGCATGTGAGCCAGCTTCGCCGGGGTTCCGGCCAGCATGACCTCGCGTTTGGTAGCCATATCTTAGGGTCCTTGGGTTGCCGGGGCCGGATCGGTCGAGCCGAGGAGCCGGGCGACGGCGGCGGGTAGTCCGGCATGCATCAACAGGCTGGTCTGCGCCATGCCGCCGCCCCTCTCAGTTCACCACCGGCCGCGAGATTTCGACATTGACCGTCGCATCAGTGGTTACCGCAGCGGAGCTGACCACCGCCCCGGTCAAGGCTCCTGCGGTGGCGGCCCCCCCGGCACTGGTGGCGACCTGCCCGGGCGTCGCCGAGACGCCGACTGCGGCACCCAGCGCAATCGCCGCACCGCTGGTCTTGGCGATCAGCGCATTGCCGGTGATCTGAAACCAGCCGAACTGGCCCGCACCAGGTGCGGCCATCGCGACCGCCACGGGCGACCCGCCTTTGGCCCCGGTCACCGCCAGGACCGTCGCGGGCGTCAGCTGGTTATAGGTCACCAGTGACCCGAGCACGGTCCCCGCCACCCCCGGCAGATACAGAAACTCGCCGCCGCCCAAGACCGGGTCGAGGGCGTGCGCCAGCATGCCCGGATAAGCCGGAATGCGCGGGAAGCTGTCGACCTGGCGCATCCCCGGCAGACCGGCGATGTCGTCTTGAAACGCATAGGCCATTACTGTCCTCCTAAATGACAAACCCGGCTTTCGCCGAGATTCGTGTTCCGATTTACTCTGCTTACCCTAGTTAATCAGCACGCCCTGCAAAAACGCGTTCGACATAGTCATGTTGCCGGCCCACCCGACCAGTTTGACCATTGCGTCCTGATTGACGGTAAACCGGTCAGGATTGAGCGGGACCATGTTGCGGTCGCGGTGCGGTCTCAGGAAGATGTAATCTGTATTGAGAAAGTACATATGATTACTTGGAGCGCCACTCAAGGTTGCCCAGGTGATGCCGCCGCCGATCGTCGTCCCGGTGCCGGCCGCGACCCCCTGGAAGCCACCATCGAACACCACGTCGGCATCCATGAATTTGAGGCTCTGGAACCCGGCCACCCCCTCGTTCGGGTTGGTGATCCGCTGGATCGCCTGCAGGCTCTCCCAATAGAATGTGAAATACGCGTTATCCGCGATCATAAGATCCGGCCTATCGGTGCCGCGTACCTGGTTTAACCACTGCCGGTTCATCATGGTCTGCATCGTTGCCGTACCGGGTGTAAGACCCGCCGCAGCAAAGGAGCCCACATAGGCCCGCCAGAACGGCCACAGCCCGCGGTCGATGCCGCCGACCACGCCGGCGGTCTCGACATCGGCGACGAGCAATTGCAGACCGCCGATCTGCTTGCCGCCGTCCAACGTGCCATTGCCGTAGCAGTCGCCCGAGATGCCGTTGGTCATCGTCCGCTCGGCATTGCCGATGCGGCTTTCCAACAGATCGATCATGCGCTCGACGCCGCTGTTCTGCAGCTCTTCGAGACCGCTGATCGAGACCGCGACCGCGGCCTGCGCCCAGGGATATTGCGCCGCAGTGAAGACATCGGACGGCGAAATATTCAATATGTCGTAACCCGAATATCTCTTGTAAGTCCCGTTTTCTGAGTACTCCAATTCCTGGACGATCGCCTGCCCGCCGTCGACCGGCTTGATCTTGTTGCGCTGGCTGAGCTTGGCGAGGATCGCGTTGTTCTTGGTGACGTTGTCGGCGAGCTTGCGACTTCTATTGAACAGGGTAGTCGTCGTAATTTCGCCCCAGTTCGGATTTGGTGAAGGCATGCCATCTCCCCAAAAGAGGTTTTGCGGGAGGACCCTCGAATGGGAACGCCTTAGCGGCGGTCGCCCATATGGGCCCTGATTTCATCACGGATGGATCGTTCCGGGCCTCCCAGGTCCTGCGGCGCTGCACCGGGTCCGGGGGAACCGGTGACGCTCGAACCCGCGCGGCGCGCGGCGTCTGCTCTGGCCTTCCGCTCGTCTGCCGCTTTCCTTGCCTCGTCATCATTGCGTTGCGCGAGGAGGCGTTCGCGGGTTGAGGGGTTGGCCCATGCGGCGCGGTCGTAGAGGTCTTGCAGATCGACCGTCGGCTTGCCCTGAGCTCGGTCGAGCTGGGCGAGCATCGTCATCTGCGACTCCACTTCCGCAAGATACGGATGCAACAGATTGCCGGCGCCGTCGCGCGCATCGGCAAAGGTCTGATAGGTCTGGCTGGCGGCATTGAGGCGGTCGCGCTGCTCGGCCTCCAACCGCGCGCGCTCGCCGCCTTCGAGCCGCTCGAGTCGCGCCGCGAGCGCCGGATCGACCGGTGCGGGCTGGCCGCCGCCGTTGGGCTGGTAGCCGCCATTGGGCTGGCCGCCGCCGTCGCCGCCGCCCGACTGCGGGGCAAAGCCGCGCCGCGCGTTGAGATGGCGAGCGATGTTGACCGGGTCGGCGCCATAGCCGTGAATGAGGTTGGCGATGACCTCGTCCTGGGTCTGCTTGTCGGTCAGGCCGCGCTCGACCGAGTACCAGATCTTGATGATGTCCTTGGGCTCGCGCTGCTGGGCGCGCAGGTTCTGCTGCCACGGCTGGAACAGCTGCTCGACCTCGCCATAGCCGCGCTCGAGGTCGGCCGCGCGCTGCAATCGCGGGGTGAGCCCGGCCTCGCGCCGCGCGTTCAGCCTGAGAAACTTTGACCGGTCATCGTCGGAGGACAGTGATCCAAACAAATCCTTGTCCTCGGCCGACCAGTGCTCGGGTGCCTTGGGCGGACCGGCGGGCTCGGCCGGCGCCCGATCGGCGGCCGGCGGCGGCGGTTCTCCACCCTCGGCCGGCGGTTGCCGCGGCTCACCGGTCGCCGCACCGGCCGCCGGCGGCGGTTTATCGCCGGCCGCTCCCGGCGGTTCTCCATCCCTGGCCGGCGGTTGCCCGGTGCCACCCGACCCGGCATTGGCCAATTGGTCGACATCCGATGGGCCACCCTGGGCCGCCGGCGGCGGCTCTTTGGTCTGCTCCCGGAAGGTGTCGGCGATCAGCTCGCGCAGGTCGTCGCTCGGCGTGTTGCCGGTCGGCGGCCCGTCGCCACCGCGGTCTCCAGACATCCCTTATCTCCTCGCTGCGTTCATGCGCGCGCCGATCGACGGCGTGGTGCTGCCGCGCGCCTGGTGACGAGCGTCTTCGAGCTCGTCGCGGATGGTCTTTTCCGGCTTGGCCTCTTCGCCGGTTTTCTCGGCGCCGAGCTCGTGCAATACGAGCTCGACCCGGCGGTCGGAATTCTGGTCGGTGTCGCGCTGCTCGGAGCTCAGCACATGCGCCTCGCCGGCGATGCGGAAATGGTCGCCGGGCTTGGGCATCTCGTTGATGCCGAGCTTGCGCAGGCAGTCGTCGTCGAGGTTGATCACCAGCCCGTGAGGGTAGTCATCGGCGCTGGGACGAAACGGGATCCCGAAGGTCTCCTCCGCGTTCTTCTTCTCGCGGTCCGAGCGCTTCATGACGACGGTTTTCATCGGATCTCCCCGTGTTGGTGACCTCGTCGGCGCCGCCGACCGCCCCCTCGCAGCACGAAGCCTGTCCACTGCCCCCGCAGGCCGGACACGGGATGATCATCATCGCGACCATGTCGCGCGGCGTCGGGAGCCGCATCATGGCTCTGCCGCTACCGCCGCATTCAGCGCAGCGCATCAGCGCCCACCGATGACGCGATCGATCTGCGGGCCCTCGTAGCCAGCACCGCGCAACACACCCTCGGCCTCGGCGCGGCGCTCGCCGGGATCGCGGTCGAGCTGGCGTTTGATATCCTGGGCGATCTCGCCGGCTGCCGGCTCGACCAGCTTGCGCGGCGCCATGATCGTCGAGGCCTCGTTGCCGACCTCGGTCAGGTCATAGCGCCGCAGATGCTCGCGGTGCTGGGTGCGCCCGGTGATCAGCTCGCCGGTGCGCATCGAGCGGTAAGGTGCCAAGTCGGTCTGCACCGTCGGCGCCGGCAGATCCGAGCGCGCCGCCGATATCGCCGGCGGCTCCCACGGCACGAGCTCGCCATTGCGCATGACATAGCGCCGTCGCATGCTTAAGCTCCCCGTTAGGGCGAACGTCGCGGAGGGGTGAGCCGCCACTGGAGCCCCGAGGGTGTCGGGCGTCCCCCTTGGCCTGGCGATCAGGTCAGCCCGGCATCCTCGCCGGCTAGACCCCCAAGAGCCGTGCCTGTGCGGGCGGCATGCCGACCGCACACAACATGTCCATCGGTGTGCTTTTCCCGGAACCCGGTGTATCGGAGCCGAGCAATTTGGCCAGCGCTGCCGGGATGCCAACATGCATCAGCTGCATCATCGGCGCCCCGTTCGCCCCGTCGCTGCCGAACAGCCGCGCCGCCGCCGCCGGCATGCCGACCGCGACGAGGTCCCGCATTACCGCCATCGAACTTCTCCTGAGCGATTGTCGAAGGGCTCGATTACACCAGGCCGCCGATATCGCGCGACAAGAGGTGCGAGGTGCGCGCCTGTTCCAGCGCCGCGCGCTGCTGGATCTCCTGACCCTGCTGCTCGATCTCGGCCATATGCAGCATGCCTTCCTGCTGCAGTTTCTTGGCGTCGCCCTGGGCCTCTATGTAGGCCTTCATCAACTGCACGGCGTTGGCCTGTTGCTGCGCCTGGACCTTGGCTTGATCGATCTGCTGATCGCCTTGCGCGGTGCGCGCCTCGGTCACGATCTCCATCGGCGATTTGGTGTTGCCCCGCTGCTGCTGCTGCGGGTTTGGCGTCGGCGGCGATTGCGCGAGCGTCCTGAAAGCCTGCTCGAACATCGGTTCGAGCCCGCGCGCGGCCGGGAACGCCCGCACCCCGAACATCACCAGGGCCATCGCCAGGGGTGCGACCGCCGGGTTCTGCTGCACTTCGGGGATGATCATCTGCAGCATCGGCATGATCGCCTGCAGAAACTCGGTGCGGGCAGCCTTTTCGGCCTGTTCGTCCGGAGCGATCGTCGAATCGGCCTCGATGTCGACCTTGTAGCCGGTCTGCACATCGTGCCGGACCATGTGGCAGGCGCCGAGAAACTGGGTTCGCCGGCGCGTGTTTTCGGCATCCCAGGCGGCTTTTTGCGCTCGCCATTGGGCAAAGGCCGGGTTCGGCATCATCCCCGGCGGCACCATACCGAGCGGCCCCTGAGCGATTGTCGAAGGGCCCCCCGGCGCCGGCATCCCGCCCGGTCCCGGCAGCCCACCGCCGGGACCTCGGGCAGGGAGACCGGGTCCCGGCGGTGGGAGACCGGGTCCCGGCGGTGGCAGACCGGGCCGTCCCACCACAGAGGGCCCGGTCACTCCCGGCCCGGCAGGCATCCCACCGCCGCCCAAAAGCGGCCCCCCTGGTGGCATCGCCCCACCGCCCGGAAATCCGACGACGTTGCTACGCTGTTCGGACATGGCTAATCCTCTCTGCCATGGCCTTACCTCCTCCGATCCCATTGCGCCCCGCCGACCGCCCCGAGACCTGGGCGGAATATCAGCACCGGCGCCGGATCCTCGCGCTGTGGCGTTCGATCGGCGATTTCGTGGTCAAGGGTCACTTCGCCAGCTTTGCCGACCTCATCCTGCTGGCACCCTACCGCCAGCCGATGCTGCCGCCGCGGCCGTTCGTGCCGTTCACCACGCTATTGGGCGGCGGGATCGTGCCGGGATCGCCTCAGGGCGAGCCGATCACGCTGCCGTGGTCCCCCGGAGAGTGAATCGTTCGGCAGAGTGTAACTTTTTGCGCTCTCGTTTGCGGTGGGCGGCCCTTCGACAAGCTCAGGAGGCCGGCGGCGATCTAGCGTCCGGGCATAAAAAATGCCGGCGGCTCGCCGGCAAATGGATCGTGATCGACAGGAATGAGGTTGGGCGGCGGCTGCGCGGCCTGCGCCGGGTTGGTCAATGCTCCGTAGCCGGCGCCGAGAAGACCGGCGCCGGCCAGACCGGCGAGCGGCCTTAGTTGCCGCCCCCGCGCGGCGGGAGGGGTCTGCTCGTAGCGCTCGACGCGGGGTTTGAACTGGTCGATCCAGGCTTGGGTGGCGATCCGCTGCTGCTCGGCGATGTCGCGGACTTTTTGCCGCGCGTCCTCGAAAGCACCAGCTCGCTCGCCGGCGCTCCAACGTTGCGCTCGAACTCCTCCGGGTCTCCCGACATCATCCTGACCGGCATTGCGCTGACCTTCCCAAAAATCGTTGATGTGGGTGTCGTAATTCTCGATGGCGTTTTGGCTCGGATGCTCAACGTAATATGACTGATACGCCCGCGGGTAAACTTGGATATTCCGCCCCGGCTGGTCAAATGCGCCGATCGCCGCAGCCTGCACCTGATCGCCCGACGGCGGCAGGACACCTTGATCGGTAAACGCCGGATGAACATCGACGAGGATGCCGTTGGGGCGACGCGTCGCGCTGACCTCGCCACCGTGCCCGATCAATCGCTGGAATTGCTGCACTTGCGCGGTCGTGGTCGGGACCGCTCCCGGACCTGTCTCGGGGACGAACACCGAATAGGTTCGCAATCGGCCGCCGGCGTCCGCCGTCAGCGGCATCGTCTCAAAATGCGAGGCCGGCGCTGCCTCCTGGCCAAAACCTTCGCCGAGTGCGGAGAGCACCGGATGGATCTGCTCGGGGGTCAAGCTGATCCGGTCGGAGCCCGCCTGCGCCCACATCGGGATGCGCAAATTTGGTGAGATGTCGCCCTGATAGGTGCCCCAGCCATTGTTGTCGACCCGGCTGACCGCGGCCCCCTTCCGGCCGATGACCGGTGCCACCAATTGCGAGACCACCGATTTCCCGCCGCCGGTCGTCACCGCATCCATCGCATCGCGCTGCAGCCGTTCCATCTTGTAGCGCGCGGTGTTGGCCCAGGGTGGCGCATCGGGACCGGCAGGCGGCAGGCGGCTTAAGAGGTCGGTGGCCTCCCGGCCCTCGGGCGTCATCTTTGTCGCGGTCTCGATCGTCGCCGTCGGCGTGGCGAGGTATTGCGCGCGCGTGCCGCTCATCAAATTCGGCACATCGGGGTGCCCCAGCACCTCGGGGCTGAACAGCCCCTTGCTGGTGTCGACCCCGGCCGCCTCGAGCTGAGGCTTGATGTGGTTGTCCATCACATCGGCGTAATCGTCGCTGACCCCGATCTTGGTCGGGTCTTTCGTGCCGCGGTAATGGGTCCAGGCCGGCGCCTGGATCTGCCAGCTCTCAAACGGGTTTTCGGTGCCGGCCGCGACCCCGGGCCGCGCGGCGTTCTCGGCATCGCGAAAATTCTGGGTGAATTGCGAGGCGAGCGCATAGAGGTCGGGGCGCTTGGCCAGCTCGTCGGGATCCATGCCGAGGACCTCGCCATGCTGGCGGTCGTTGACCGAGATCGGCGGCTTGTCGTCGGCACCGGCGATGTGCAGAAACGTGCCGGTGTAATTGGCGGTCTTGGGCGCCTCCATGCCGGTGGTCAACGCCATGCGCACCGTTCCGGGCTGTATCAGATCGGTCGAGATCGGCTGACCTTGCTGGTGCTCGGCCAGCACCCCGACGGTGCGCTGCAGGTTCTGCAGTGGTTCAGCGCTAGGCGAGGTCGCCGCGGTCACATTGAGCGCGTCGCGCATGTCCTCGGGGTGTTGGTCGAGCCCTTCGCTCTGAAACTTGCGCGCGCCGTTTTCGTACCAGTAACGCATCTTTTGCGGCTGGCTCAGCGCGTCGTTCCAGAATTTTGGCGTGTTCGGACCGACTTGCGGATTGTCCGCGAGGTATTTGTCGAGCTTCTCAGCCTGCTCCGGGCTCCACGAGCGGACCGTCTCGACCGCATCGTCCCAGGCTTTCTGCAGATCGGCCGCACTCGACTTCATGCCGCCGATCGACTGCGACATGTCGAGATCGGTCCAATCGGCGCCGCCGACCACCGGCACCGTGCCGACCCCCTCCTTATAGGGTCCGATCCGGCGGTTTTCGACCGGCAGGACCGTGTCGAGATCGCTGTTGCGGATCAATCCGCTGCGCGGCGGTGTGCCGGGTGCTGCAGCAGCGGGCCCCGCTGCCGCCTCGCCGGGCGGTATCGTCGACACCAACGCCGGCGCACCAATCGGCTCGGGCGGTTGGTTGTGACCAATCCCCGCCGGCGGACCCAGTTCAGCCAGCGGATCACCCGGCAGCTCACCCGGCAGCGGTACGCGACCACCGCGGCCAGGCCCGCGGCCGATGCCGGCGCCGACCGAGCCGCTCGGCGCTGCACCGGCGACATGCATCAGACCAAAGCTGGCGAGCTCCTGCGGCGTCATCTCGGGCAACCCGGTCTCGGTATTGCGGCCGAGCAGCCGGTTTTCCTGCTCGAGATACCCCGGGATACTGAGACTGCCGTAAATGCCGCGCGCAATGTCGGCCACATCGCCGCCGATCGCCTCTCCGGCACCACGCAGAACCCGGCCGGTTGCGCTGACCGCCGGCGCGATCGCCCTCGACAAATTGGCCATGCCAACTGCCTCGGGATCGCCCCAAAAACCGGTCGGATCGGGATCGCGCGGCAAAGGCGGCGACCGCATCGGCGAGGGCTGGTTGGGATCGCCAAATCCGCCATCGCCAAAATCCGGGTCGTAGTCGACCGGGATCAACGCCATCGGTTCAGGCCACCATCAGGTATTTGCCGGGACGACGCGGATCGGGGACGTAGTGCCTGCCGTCGCGCGCCAGCCGGGCTCCCGGCGGCAACGGCGGACCGGGCGGCGCCAGCATGGGCGCCCGGACGGCACCGGGAGGCACCTGGGAAATCATCGGGCCCGGCCGTCCGGGAACCCCGACGGCCGGCGCCGGTAGACCGGCGCCGGGTGGTGCGCCGGCGCCGCCGGGCATCCCTGGGCCGCCCGTCGACAGAATACCTGGACGAGACGGCGGCGGTCCCGCTGCCGGTGCCGGGGCCGGCGCAGGGAGAGCCGGTCCGCCGCCCATCGCCGGACCCGGTGCGGGGGTCGGCGCCGGGATAAACATCGGCGGCGGCGGCGGCAGCGCCGGCAGCGGTTGCGGCAACCCGGACATCCGCGACAATGTCTCCGGGTCGAAATGGCGCGCCATGACGGCCCCGCGCAATCGCATCAGATCGCGGGCAAAGCGCCCGACGTCCTTTTGCGCGCGGGTGATCCGGCGGGTGGCGAATTGGGTCTTGAGCTGCTGGGCGCCGAGCGTCTCGATCGGGTTGGTCTCGCCGCGCAGAATGTCGGCGATGCCGGTCGTCTGATAGATGATCTGCAGGAGGCGCTCGCGGGCGTCGTAGAGCTGAATCATCACCCGGGCGATCTGCTCGACCGGCAACCACTGGATCAGGTTCTGCAATCCCCCCTTGTCGCCGGCGAACCCGGCCCAATCCTCGACCGGGATCAGGCGGTTTTCGCTGCTGTCGTCGACCAGCTGCTGCAACACCATCTTTTCGGATCCGGCATAGACGCCGGCGACCTTGAGCGCGCGGGTCAATTTGTCGATCCGGCTGGTGATTACATCGAGCTCCTGGGCCTGATCTTGATATTCGATGTAATCGGCGACCGCTACCCGCTTGTTGTTTGTCGTCGTCGCTCTGAGGCAAGGCGGCGACGGGAAAAAGTCAGGTAATTCGAGCGGATCGTCCTGGGTGTCCAGCGGGCCCTCGGAATAGTTCTTGGCGACCCACACCGCCTGGTGCTTTTTCTTGTCCCAGATCTCCCAGACGGTGGCTTTTTTGAACATGTCGGCGAGCGGGCCCTGGTTGGCCTCGCTGGCCACCGCATGCACCCCCGAGGGGGTGTAATCGAGCCCGACCTTTTTGCCGAGCTCATTGCCAAAGCGCTCGCAGAGCTCGTCGCGCGTCATAAACGAGCGGTAGGCCTTCCACCAGATCTCGCCCTCGGTGCGCGCCGGGGTTTCCCGGTAATCCTCCCAAAAAACATAGCGGATCGGGGCGCGCTCGTTGGCGACCGGCTCAAACGTCGATGGATTGCCGTCCTCGTCGGGCTCGCCGTCCGGGTCCTCCTCGGGCGGCCCGAATTCGGGCTCGTAGAACACCCGCGCGACCCCGCGGCCGGGCAACAGCCGGTCCTCGACCACCTGCTGCATGACCGCGTCGAACTCCTCGATGTCCTGCTCGTAATCGAGGGCGGCTTCGAGGATCTGCGCGCCCATCGCCGCCACCGGGTCGTTCTCGTCCTTGTGGCGGCGCGCGACATCGGGTTCCGGGGTGCGCCCGTAGAGCACCGGCTTTAGGGTTTCGATATTTGACCACAAAATGTTGTATTTTGCGGTACGCGCCTCGTTGGCGTCGCGCTCGTCGCGGTAGCGGTCGACGATGCGCCGGCCGCGCTTGATAAAATCCTCGTCCTCGCGCTCGGCCAGGCTCAGCTGCGAGTTCCAGAACTGCCAGACCGCATTGGGTGTCGTGCCGAGGTCCTTGCGCTCCTCGATCGTGCCGACAACCGCGGTCGCCCCCTGCAGATCGGCCACTAGGCGGCCTCCGGGGGCGGCTCGAGGGTCGCCTCGGTCTCGACGACGTGGAACTGATCGCCGTCATTGACCCGGCGCCCCCGGCCGCCGCGAAAGTGGATCGTGCGCAATGCCACCGGGTGCCCCTGCCACTGGTCCCACACCCGCAGGCCCCCATCGCTCTGGCGCTCATAAACCGCGGCGTGCGAGCGGCCGTCGGTGTGGTTGCCATAGCGGCCGTTGGGCTCAAAGGTCGCGATCACCGTCCCGGCCGGCAATTCGATGCCACGCACCTTGATGCCGCACCGCCATTGCGAGGTAAGCGGCAGGCCGCCGGCCGCCTGGACAAAGCGCACGCAATGCCCGTTGGCGACGACCTCGCCGGCCCAGCGCTCGGGACGATCGACGACAAAACTCATCCCCGACCCCCTAACCGCCGCCGCCGTATCTAAAATATTGCACCTTCTGGCGGCGCCACACCCTTAGCGCGGCAAACCCCGCACAACTCGCGAAAGGATTTTTTCCCGATATTCGGGATATGCAACAGCTCGGCGCTGTGCATTCTCGCCGCCGCGCGCAACGTGGTGATCCCCTCGCCGCACAAGGCGTTTTTTAGCCGAGCGCTGACGTCGAGGCCGGCGATTGGCCAATCCGCTTCTGCCGGTTCCGCCGGTTCGGCTTGGCTTTGCGCACTCTTCGGTTGAGCGATTGCGCGCGCCAACATTCCGCGCAGCCGCTCATTCTCCTTGGCCACGGCGCGCCAAACGGCCCCGGCGTTCTCCAGCTGCTGTTCCAATCCTCGTGTGTGCTCTTGCAAGCGTTGTTGATACGACCGGGCATAGACGCGGCTCTCCTCGACAGCCTGCTTGAGAGCCTCGTTTTCCGCCATCAGACGCCGAACCGTGTCTTGCAGCTCGATGATTAGGTGATTGACGTTGGGCCCGACGCCGCCCCCATAACGATCCCATTGGGCAAACGACGGCGGCGCCGGAACCGGCGCGTGGCCCTTGGCCACCAGGCTCTTCAAATCAAACCAGCTGAGCCCAGCCTCGCGCAGCATCGCCTGCGCCAAATCACGAGCATTCAACGCCTCGCCCTCAGCGGCGGAGCCCATCATGCCGATGATTTTGGCGAGTTTTGACCAATCGAGCCCCGTCATCACCAGAAGTTTAGATGCGCTCCGGGCGGCCGTTGCCGATAAAGCGCCCGCCGCGGTAGTAGCGGGCATCGAGCTTGTAGAGCTCGTCGATCGTCATCCCGCCGATACCGCGCTGCTCGGGCTCGACGGGCTTGGGTTTCGAGCCGGGGACCATCTCGTCGAGCATCCGCCCGATCAGGCTGAGGGTGTCGACCTGATCGTCATATTTCCCGGCCGGAAAGCGCAGCAATTCATCCATCAGGGTCGCCGCCCAGGGCGCGCGCTTGGGCAGATAGACCTTGCCCATCGCCACCCGCCCGCGGATCGCCTGCGCCCGCACCGCCTTGTCGGCAGCCGAGCTGAACTGCTTTCTATGGGCATAGACCTTGCGCTCCAGCTGGCGCTTGGTCAGAAACGGCCCGACCCCCTTCTCGATCTGCCCCGATTCCTCGGCCCAGGTCAGGGTTTTCCACAGCTCCATCAGATCGATCACCGCCTCGACCCACTCGTTCGAGGCGACCTGCTTGCGCCACAGGTCGAGCAGATAGAGATCGTCGTTCGGATCGAGCCCGCCGACGATGTGCACGGTGTAATCGCCCATGTTGGCGCGCACCGCATAATCCGAGGCGCCATAGGTGCGCAGCTGATCGCGCTGTGGCGCTGTGTCGTACCACCTCAGCCAGTCGTTTTTGAAATAATCGCCCGACTCGGGCATTGGCCGCTGCTGGTAGAGCGCCGACCAGTTGCGCGCGTCACGCTGGGCATTTTCAAACATTTCGGTTGTGAACCACTCGGGCCACAAGCGCTCACCGGGCACCCGCCCGAGGGCATCGCCGTCCTCGGCGATGGCCGGCAGGCTGACGACCTCCCACTGCTCGCCGCCGATCTTGGCGTCCTCGAGCAAGCGCCCGGCGAGGTCGTCCTCGTGCCACCGGGTGCCGATGTAGAGGAGCCCGGCCTCGGGCACGAGCCGCGTCCAGAAATCGGCCTTGTACCACTCCCACACATGCTGCCGGATCGTCGCGCTATCGGCCTCGGCCTTGCCTTTGACCGGGTCGTCGATGATCCCCAGATGAGCCCGGCGGCCGGTGACGCTGGCATCGACCCCGACCGCGAAGTACTCGCCGCCGCGGGCGGTTTCCCAGCGCCCGGCCGCCCCGCTGTCGCCCGACAATCCAAATCCGAATGTCCCGCGGAAGATCGGCGAGCCGACGATGTTGCGCACCCGGCGGCCAAACCGCTCGGCGAGCTCTTTGGAGTGACTGGCGGCGATCACCGACTGGGTCGGGTGATTGCCGATGTACCAGCTGGGGAACAACACGCTGCCGTAGGTCGATTTTGCCGACCCCGGCGGCAAAAAGAACATCAGCCGCTTGATTTCCCCCTTGGCCAAGGCCTCGAGCTTGGCCAGCAGCAGCTGATGATGGCGCGCCGGGCTGATATCGGGCATCGCCAACGCCACCCAGCGCCCGAGATCCTGGCGGGCGGCCGCCCGATCGGCCTCGGCCTGCGCCTCGGTCGCGGTTTGCCCCAATTCGGCGTCGATATTGACCCGGATCCAGTCGGGATCGCGCTCGCTGGCAAAGGCGGCGTAGGAAAACCCCTTTTTGGCCAATGCCGGCAGGTTTTCGGCCTCGGCCGAGCGTCCGCTCGGCTGGCGAAACAGCACCAGGTCGCCCGGCTCCTCGGGCCGGCGCACCAGCCAATGACCCGGCGGCGGCATCCGCGAGGAACACACGACCCCGGACCACACCGCCCCGCCGGCGAGCGGGGTCGGGAAGGTGCCGGCGATCCGCTGCGCGTCCTCGAGCACCGTCTCGCTCAAATTGCGCGCGTCGTCGAGCCACACGCCGGTCGCCGCGGCCGCGGCAAAGCGCCGGCGGTCTTGGGCATCGTCCATCCCGAGAAAATCGAGCTCCAGCGAGCGCTTGACGCCATCCTCCAGCCGGTAGCTCAGCGCAAAATGGCGGCCCTTCTCGTCATATTCGCCAAGGTCGAGCCAGGTCTTGATCGCCGGGATCGTGTAGCGTTCGAGCTCGCGCCGGATCGGCGCCACGACGAGCCATCGCCAGGC